CCCACATAATACTACTCCTTAATTATTAAGTTGATAACGTCTACCATCATCCAGCCCACGGCAAAAGTGCCTAGAGCTGTTTGAACTACTGTTGGTAGAAACACCAGATAAGTTATGAATGCCAGGAGTAACAATGTTATTCTCAGCATCAAACTTCCGTTATTCCACATATTATCCTCCTGCTTTCATACAAGTTGTTGAAGCCAGCGCAGACCATTTCAATGGAAAGCTCTTGCGTAACTGAGCGATCTTGATAGCCATACGCAGACTAACTTCACGTAACTTGTTTTGGTTAGCGACCATGAAGTCAATGATTTCATCCTGTTGGATCTGATCAAAGTCATAGTCTTCAAATAATACACCTGTGCGAGCGATCTGTTTGATACGCAAGATCTTATCGTGCATGGTGTCTAAAGTCAGATCCAAATAGTGACAACGTGATTGAATGGCATCCAAGTGATCACGTGTTTTTTGCGATTTCATTTGATCAAACTTTAGGTTTGTGATAAAGATAACTCCGCCTTTGAAATCGAACTGGTCTGGAATACCTTCGTTGCGTAGGCTATGGCTATCTGCTAACCATGAGATCCTACGTTTTTTACCTGAGTCAAGTGCGCCTTTAAGCAAGTTAAGACATACGTCATCAAGTAAGATGCTGTCACAGTCGTCGAATACCACAACTGAGTTCGAATCACTATACTTGTAAAGCGCCTTATACATACCTAATGCGCTGGCCGTACCTTTGATCATCTCTGACTTAACACGACGTCCTGAGATCTGATCAAAGAGGTTTGCCTTTTCTAACTGTGCTTCGATACCAAAGCTCTTACCAACCCCCGGAGGGCCTGCAACGATCATGGCACGGATATCTCCGTTCAATACTGCCTTGGTCATGTCATCTAAGATGTCAAAACGTTCAGCTATTTCACCGATACGTTTTTCTTCTACAGCTGGATCCACAGCTTCGACTGCGGCGGCAGGTGCGTCTACTAGTTCATAATCTGTAAGACTAGATACATTAACACGAATCTTGTCTTTGCCAAAACGACCAGTGCCGTCTACGGTGATGTAACCACCTTTGCTACCTAATTGGAATTGTTTGATGAGCGGAAACACTTCATCTCGAACTTCCTGATTGCGATAACTGCCGTTCTTAATTTTTACGAATGCCTGCATTTGTCTAGTCCTTTATATTAGTTAAAATATTGTGAAGCAGTTGTCTGCTTTCTTATTTTATAATACTATTATAGCACCAAAAAGTGGTTTTGTCAACCACTTTTGGGCTATGTAAGTCATTGATTATTCTTGATTATCTCCAGGATAATACTTCATCAGCTGTTATTACTCCGGCATCAATAGCTGATGCTACTACTTGCTCATAACAACTTTGTCGTTTGCTTTTTTTCAGATCATATGGTGCACGTAATAAAAAGTTTAGTTGAAGTCTAAGAGCTGTTTGATCAGGATCTTTAAGTCCGCTTAAATAAGCAGAATAAGGCATTGGTTGTTTATAAATTAACCTATGTGCCAATTCTTCAACTTTATCTCTATCTGGGTGATCTGACCACTTAGTACGGTCTTCCCCTAAGATTGTTTTACACATTTTGAAAAACCGTGTGCGATTGATTTCGGTAAAACCTGGTTGAACTACTGCATGTTTATACATATTTTTCCTTCCGAGCACTTAGCTCTAATTGTTAAAAAGTAGGAGAGCACGTTTGCTTCTCCAGTATTAGTATTATACGATCTTTTAGGTGTTTTGTCAAGCTCTTTTTGGTCTTGTAAGTCATTGATTTTATTACAAAGTTGGCCATCGATTAGCTATGGTTTTATCTCTGTAGTCTGGATCTTGCCATAATGCCTTGCTTAACTTACTTCGAGCTTTTCTCCATTTGGGGTCAAAGTTAGCTCTTAGCTTCATGTTGCCCCAAAGAACAACTTCATCTACTAAATACTCTTTACCATTTAATGCTGTTGCATACTTTTTCATGAGATTTCTCCTAATAAATGTTTTAATAATATTTTGTTATACAAAATCGTAGGCAAATTCGCCGGTATCACCAATAGGGCTAATTTGGACTTTACCTAAGCCCAAGCTCTTGCTTAGTGCATGGAATACACTGCGGGCTTGGTCTTCAGTGATAGTGCTGACAAACAAGGTGCCGTTATAGAACTCCGTAGTCACGGGCTTGTCTAGGGTAATTGTTACTAGTTGTTTTGCACAGGTTTCAAACATTGTTTAGTTCCTTTTCTTATTGTCTATGTGTAACATTATACACTCAGACAACCAAAAAGTCAACCAAAATTATGCTAAAAAGTGCTTGGAAAAATACTCTCGTGGATGGTGGTTTTTTAGGCCAAATTCTATGCCGTAACACTTCATGGGAACATGGGTCGCCACCAACATAGCAGTATCACGGGCTTGACGCATAGCTTCTTTATCATACTCTGGGCAGTGTGTAACCTTACCCAATCTTGACTTCCAGAATAAGGGAATATCTTCTTCTACCCAACGGTAATCTGTGCCACTAGGTTTGGCATTGTATAACCATTCTGCCGCTGGATTAAAATTAACCCAACTATCATCACGCTCATAGAATCCTATAGCGATCTTTAAATCACCTTCAAAGAATCCCGGTGGAATGAACATGGGCGGAACGATGTTTTCTAAGGTCTGTGCCATATTATCATTGACATGACTGTAGCCTTCATAATGACGCACTATTTCTTTGGTTGGTGCGTAGACCGGTCCTGGACATACATATCCATGGTGTGCACCTAGGTAGTCTACTTTAAACATCAGTGCATCACCGTAGTCACGCTCCCAATATTTCTTAAGACGCTCAGCTTTGAGCATCATGATGCCATCATAGGTTTCCCAGTTGTAACGGATAAAGTCACCATCACTGGTAAGTTCACCATTGTAGTGCTTGCTCATGCGCATCTGTTCTGGCCAATGGCTATAATACATCACAGCATTGGGATCTGGATCCAGCTCTAACCAATTGATCGCACTTTCAACCATGTCCAAATTACTATCAATAAAGATATGATCATCATTACAGGCCAGCCAAACTATCTCTTCGGGGTCATCTAAATACCGATCGCAGATTACTTTCCAATCGCGACCGTAGTCACAGCGTTGCCATATCAACTCTAGTTTATCAGCAGGGAATAGTTCCTTCATATAGGTTTCTAATTCTTGCTGGCGATGTGCTAGTTCTGGTGCCAACGTAACGCAGAACACGAACTTACTGACTAGGGGCTCCAGCACTGCGGTGCTGGCAAGACAATAACGGAATACATCGTAACGTTCTGGGTTAGGCATCCATGCCGCACGACGATAAGGATAGCCCATACGGATGTCTGTGATCTTTACATTGAATAAAACGATCATTAGGCTAGATTATCTGTATAGGTATTAAAGATCTGATACATGGCTTGATTGACTTCATTGGTCCAATCACCATGCTGGCTAAGTTGCTCAAGGATTGCCTGATACTCTGGACTATTGAAACAGTAGTGTCCAGCGACGATGACTTTTTGTTCATCGGCATCACTATCAGTCCATTTCTTCCAACGACCGCTGGCTAGGACAACTCGACTAAAGGCGTCCCATTGTGCTTCACCACCGCGGGCAAGTGCCATTTCTTTTAATAGCTTGGTCTGCACTACACCTAGTTGTGGGGCGATATTCATAGCATGGACACCTGCGGCTTTACGTAATTGGATCTGTTCAGCTGTTAGATAATCGGCATTGTGTTCTTTTAGCTTAACACCATTTTCATTAGCGACCCTCACCAAGTCTCGGACTGTATCAATCTCAAATGTGCCTGCTTGATGATCTTCGTGACACAGACTACCTGTCTGTGCTACTACGAATTCCAAGTTAGGTATGTTCTTAGCAAATGCTACATCATTCTTATACTTGATAGCACCTGCGGCTACACCTACGTTTTCTTCTGTGCCAAATTCAAAGCGGATATTAGGATTTAGATCGATACAGAATTTAAATAATTCTTCAGCGATACCATAGGTATCATCTACACGACTAGTATCAATATGGATTAAGTTATACCCTTGTTCAATATCATAGGCGATAGTCTTTTTAGTTGCTTCTACTGCGTCTTTTAAACTAAGACCTTTTTCTGCATCTAAGAAGTATGGACCACAATGGTCACGGCACATCCAAACATGGTCAGTTGGTAGCGTGTTTAATAGAGCTCGTAGTTCTGGTGTGGTCATCACATAACCCGTTTCTGCATCTACTTGATTACGGCTTGCGATAATCATCAAAGGTCGTTTTGTATCGTGTGTGTAGTTACAGATTGCTGTAATCACTTCACGGCTCATTGGTCCAAATCCTAGTCTAAAATCCATGTTCAATCCCCATCTTATCCATAATAATAATACAAGCGTCCATAACTGCACCTTTGCCGCCTTCACGTTCTGTTACGTGGGTGGCATTAGCTCTTGCTGTTCTCCAGGCCTGTGCTGGGGCAAAACTTAAACCCACATGTGGGAATATCTTTGCATCAAAAGGTCCGTCACCCATAAAGATAGTTTCACTTGGATCTCCTTTGCTCAAGACCCAGTTAAGTCTATCCTTTTCTTTAACCATGGTCACAGGAAACTTCATATGTGTTGTGATACGGTTATAGGTGATAGGCCAGCCATTTTCATCAGCACTAACAAACTCTATATCTAAGTGGTCACGCAGGAGTTTAAGTCCATCGTGATCATAGTTACCAAAGGCCTTGAATGGTTTTCCATCCACACCCCAATAGAGCATGCCGTCGTTTAATACACCATCTACATCCATGATAAAACGTTTATACATTATCCTAATACCTTGCTAAAGTGTAATTGAGCAAGTGCTATCAAGAACTTGTCAAATGGTGCTTCATGTAGTGGGCTCATGTTCAAGTAGATGATCGGCACTAAAGTCTTAACCTTCTTCCAATCTAATCCTTGTTTAACTACCCATTTTTGTAAAATTTCTTCGTAGACTTTAACATCATTTACGCTAGGAACTTCTAGTGTAACATAATCATTACGTTCTGTATAGCTGTAACGTTCATGTTTGATGTCTTTATAACTAAGATGTAAACCACCTAACATTTTTGCTAGATCGTAATATTGATCACCGTATAGTGCACCACCAAAGTCAGTGCGCCAATCGATAGCAGTGAATTGATCTGAGAAATGTTTTTTGTGTTCTTCATAGTTGGTCAATGGACCTAGATACTGCCCATGTTGATAAATGGTATTATCAAAGTGTAGATCACCGTGGATAAACTTCCATGATGTTTCTGTAGTTAACCAAGTAAAGTCAATCTTGCTTAGGTATGTATCAATGGTATCTACTTCGACTCCGTTAACCACACATGGCTCACTCCAGTTAGCATACTTGGCACGGAACATTTCAACACGTTCCATGGTCTTTTCATAGTAAAACTTATTACAGATATTGAGATGATCAATGTCAGCATCGTTTTCAGCTGGAGCATCTTTCCATAATGTTGTTTCACACCAAGCTAACATACTTTCAAATATCTCTGGGGTGTATTGATTATAAACAATATCACCCTTGGCAAAGTCGTGTATCAAGAAGTTACCCGAAACTTCAACATTACTAGGCATGGCTTCTGGATTACATTCAGCACGACGAACACGCATCTCTGCTTGTCGAGGATTGGTCCAGAACTTGATGATCTTTTTATTATCATTGTAGAATAGTTCATCTGGTTTAGGAAAACTCACATCAGTGAATTCACTTGATAATTCTTCCCACTTTTCATATGTGCCAAAGTCTTTCCAACCACGCACTGTATGTGCTCGTAATTTTAATCCATCAAATCCTTCTGGAGTTTCTTTGGCTTTACGATTGATTAGATTGTTTAGGTAGTTGTCATCTTTAGCATACATCAAACCAATGAACGCATCAACTGCGGTCTTGCTAGACTCTTTATTCTTTACGCTGATGATCTTATCAGCTTCACGTTCGATCCAACAATAGTCTTGTGCAATAGCACTGTCTACAGGATGGACTCCGATCCAATCGTGATCTAGTTTGTCACGATATTCAAAATCAAACAGTGTGTCGCAGGCTAACCACATGAATCCACCATGTAGGTATTTGGCACAGGCCTGTATGCTGGTTGCTGGACCTGTATCACCTTCTGCATAGTTAGGGATATCGACAAACACTACATCTTTATCGCTGTGGACTACGCCGACATAATCTTTGATATACTGTCCCATATGACCACAGGCAACAACGAAACGTGTACCTATGTCAAACTTTTCCATGATGTGACTGATCAATGGTTTGTTGTCATAGGGTATAAGTGCCTTAGGTACCATGCGACTAAATGGACCCATTCTTCGTCCATAGCCCGCGGCTAGGATTAATACTGTGAGTTTATTGTTGGTGTTCGGCATCGATTCTTCCATGTCCTCTGTTTGCAGAGTCTTCAAGACGTATAACGTCATCTAATTGAGTAGTGCTGGCTTCTGTGTAATGCAGATCATCATGTGCAACCATACGATGTATAGTGCAGGGTGGTGTGTGGAATACAGCACCTGGTGCTAGTTCTTCAGTGATCAATTCACTTTTGATCTGAGCTATTTCTTCAGCTGAATATCCGCCAGCTAGATAACGCTCGCAATCAAACGGCTTGGGATGATAGATCAGCGCACCATTGCCCACATGTAAATGGATACTTTCAGATTTGTATTGGTGGACTTGTAGGCTAGTAACAAAGCCTGCTTTTAAGATTAATTCTTTTAGTGCGAATGGGTAAACATCATTACCTGGCATTAGCCAAGTTTCGGTTCCCCAAGGTTTATGAACTACGTGACAGTTCTCTATTCTTTGAAAATCTACAGTCATCATTGACCCCTAGTTGATAATACATTTTACAATATTTATCGACCAGTGTCAACGGCTATTTAAAACTTGATTTTACTTTTGATTAACAACAATCGCTAAATGCATCAATCCAACGTCTGTTACAAGCTGTGTCTTTATCAGCACATGGTGTTTCTGCTTGTGGTTGAACTGGTTTAGCAGGAATACTTGCGACCATAGCTTCTGTGGCTAGGTCAGATAAGTCTGCTTGTTTCGTCATTTTACTTCCTTTCGCCTTTTGGGCATTGTTAAAATATAGTGATTTTGTCACTATACCATTATTTAGTTGTTATGGTAGTTTAGGTGCACCTAATGCGTCTAACATACTGTCTACACCAGCATACCAATTTTCAGTAACATTGATACCATAGAATACAATACCACGGGCGGTATCACTGAATCCTCCGAGTAATATTAAAAATAAAATTATCCAAACTACGATCCAAGGACTGGTTTTATAATTATAGGAACCGCTATCAAAATCTGAATGTTGGTAATTACGGGTGTAGTGATACCATTCACTACGATTTGGGTTACCGCGTGGCCCCCAATTTGGATCATCATATCTATTGTTCATGCAAGTATTATACACGAACAATAGACTGATGTCAAAGATTATTTTTGTCTTTTGTAGAACACATGGTTACCAATTTGGGTAGCAACCTTGTGTGGCCAACGTGGGTTGACCTTTATTGATGTTTCGTGGAACCACATGACATCTTTATCAATCTTGGCAACCTTTTGACCTTCTACGAAAACTCGCTTGGCGGCGATGTAACTTGGGTCACTTGGTTTAAGAGTTTTTAATTTATTTCGATCAGCGTTACAGTACCAACTAAATTGGCAAACACGATCACCTCCTACTATAGTAGTTTGTGATACTACTGCACATAAGTCTCGTGGAAACAATCCACTACGGGCACGATTGACTGTGACCTGGGCCACTGCCATCTGTCCTGACATGGGTTCACCATTGGCTTCGTAAAATACATTACGAGCCAAACAAGCCAATTGTCTTTCTAATATCTTGGTTTGCTGTTGATGTGCTTTGGCCATCTTAAAACCAAATGCACGATCTTCAGTGGCATTGGCTATCGATGTTACTGTTACTGCTAAAACTGCTGTGGACATTATTGTCCAGGTTAGTATTTTTTTGAGGCGCGAAACTGCACTCATATCTTTCCCTCCTGTTAGTCTTGTCTTAAGGCAAATCTTCCTAAGAATTTATACCGGTCGTAGAACGTGGCCAAACTTGGTTGACGCTGTTACGATCGATATAATGTTGGCATGGTTTAGTTGGCGTCTTCATTGCCAATAAATCATAATCATTAAATGGAGCTAAATTAACTCCCGTGCTTGATGTGTGTCTGTGACACTGTTCTCTCACTGTGCAATATCTCCCTGCGCAATAGTATCTTGATTCGGTTTCTATATTACTCATCGTGAATCCTCCGAACGTAGTATTATGTAGCCATATGAATATGGACTTTTATGCGTATATTACTCGGGTTTGATTTAGATAACTAAACTACTCTAGGTGTAGAGCACTTGGATTATTCTGTAAAAACTTGTGTCTGTATAAATTCCAAATGTCATATAATTCGTCGCTAGAATGCCGATTTATCAGCACTTTTAGGTCACTTAATGCCATGATTTCGTCGATAACGGCCTGGTATTTCATAGGCACTGTGTCGGGTGTGTGTTTGTATCCGATGCTCTTGATACCTTCTAATTCGAGATATGTTGGAATCAATCTTTCAATTAGGAAGGTAAAATTTGGTAAACTTCGATCGTGTGCATAGTTACTCAATCCTTGACCAAATACCTGATGTTTGAATTCTGGATCCTTGTCAGCTTCAGAGAATAGCTTGCGAGTAAACTCCATGAACTTGGCCCAGAATTCTCGGCTACCTACGATATAGTTTGCGAAAACAGTAGTGTGACGATCTAATACCATACCTTTGACGTCTATGTCACCGTAGCCAATTTTCTTTAAGAACGTATTGCCAATGACACTGATGTTTGGATGATGGATATCACCTTGTTCCCAACTGTTGGCAAATACCGCTTCATTGACGATGCAGGGATTAAACAGGTAAACATCTTGTCCAGGATTGGCATTGATAAAATCAAATACCTGTTGACCTGTTAAGCCAGTTTTTTCTTTAAACTTCCAACTGACAAATCCCCAGTAGTCTAGATCTTGTTTGACTATATTTTCATATTCTTTGTCCCATACATACCACTCACGCAGTTCTGGCTTGGGATTCTCAGTATTATCTAAAGGTGTGAATGCAGGATCGCAGTGCACCTTTAGTTCTGGTTTAAAGTATATTTGAAAAACTTTTATGTTTGTTGACATAGCGATTGACGTCCTCAGTTAAATTTCTACTTCTTGGAATAAATTCATGTTCCAATCTATGTGTTAATGTTTCTTTGTTGGTGATATGATGGAATCCCCAGTTGCGTTGACGATCCACTAAAGGTATTTGCGTTTGTATCTGTAGTTTACGGGCCAGGGTTTGTTCATCAAACGGACACCAACCATAGTAAAATATCACCAATTGGTCTGTGGTATACGATTCATAGTGGCGGCCGGGGATCGGATATTGCACAGGAACATTATGTATGCTACGGGCACGACGTTCACGGAAGTTACTGGTCTCTCTGGCTGTGGTGTAACTACCCCAGAAATCAAATCCATTAAACTTTTGTTCATACAACGGCAGATCTTGTGTTACTGATCTGTCTCTATCGCAGTCAACAAAGAACATACTAGGTAATAGGTGCTGTCCCAGATTGTTATCTAAGATACTATAGTCGCCAATCATCAGTTCTGTCACGTTAAGACAGATGCGCCAACCCTCTAAGCTCTTTTCAATATCCATGACTTCGTAATCGATCTGATCAGCTTGGAAGTTGGGATTCCGAGACATCACTATATCCCAAGTAGGACAGATTTCTTTGATTATTTCTCGACTACGATCAGTTGAATGATAATCAATCATCACTCCATGATCAAATATCTGCTTGTGATGGTTAAGGAACCATGGTAGCATGTATTCTTCATTGTAGAAATGACATAATATCGTTTTTTTCATTTTAATGGATTCTTTAGTATTAACCAATCTTCTTGTGGGAAAAATATTTCTCCGGCTTTGGTATCTATCTTCCAAGGTTGAGGTTTTGGTCCTGGTATAAAGATCACCTGCTCAAATCTATCCTTGAAGATATCGGGACCATAGTTTTCATGTCTAGTGCCAAATATCATAGTGCCGGTTGGTTTAGCTATGCTGATCAAACGATCAATATAACGTTCAATACTAACATGCATACCAAAAGCACACAAACTAAAAATCAAATCAACTTCAGGCAACGTTGCCCAATCATCAGATTCCGTATCAAAAGTCCTAAATTTCTTTAAGCCGTTGAGCTCACAAAAATCAGCGGTTAATGCTAGGTCATTATAAAAGTCTTCATTTTCGGGATCACAGTTTGGAGCTTTGTTCCATTGCCATCCAGTCCTATCAGCTAGTATATACTCTACACTATCATCAGTCAATAGGTGATTTAAGAAAACACTACCGCGGCCTACACCTGCGCCAGCTTCAAATACTAGTTTTGGATTGCCTATATGATCTTTAAATTGATTGAACTCATGCATGGATAGATCTGCATACATTTTAAGGTCTTGGGATACTTGGACTTCGTGTTGCTGTTCAAAGATGTATTTTAAATGTTCTTGTTTATATTTGTATTCATATTGATCCATGTTAAAAGTATTGTCCTGTTATCCTATGATTATGTTCTAGTATCGGTCGCATGGTTTCTCTGAGATCTACTGCCTGTGGCTGTTGATCTACTCTGTATTGTTCAAACATTTGTTCTCGAGTTCTGTCATGGTGACAGCCCACAAACTGTCCACCAAGTTTAGCTTTGACCTGTAGTTTCCTTTTTAACCCTAGTTCACTGATATCAGCCCAACCGTAGTAGAAAATCACAAGATCATCAAAGTCGGGTTTAGTGTCTGGAAAATGCCGACCATAGTCAGGATATTTCCTTGGATAGTTGTGTATGCTGCGTGGTAATCGTCTGGTGCTGCCAGGAAGTGATATACTTCCGGCCGAACTAGTCTCAACATATCCCCAATACCTTTGTTCGTGCAGTGGTCGATCGTGATATACATGTGGAGGATGTTTGGTTGTATCTTCCATGTCTACAAACACATAGTTACCTATATGGAAATGGAAGTTCTCGGGGTATTCAACGTCTTGTATTTCGTGTTGTTCATGATCTATATGATCAGTGTTACCATATAAAAATTCAGGAACATTCAAGGACATGCGCCACCCTGAAATTTGCTGTTCGTAATCCATGACTTCAAGGTCTATTTTTTCTGCATGGAAATCTATATTGCGGCTATAGCGTATTTCCCACGTGGGGCATAACTCTCTGATGATTTCTACGCTACGGTCAGTCGAATGATAGTTGATCATTATACCGTGATCAAATATAGATCTATGATGGTTCAGCCACCAGGGCAATAAAAATTCTTCGTTGTAGAAATGGCAAATTACTGTTTTCATACATATATTTACTCAACGTTAATAGTTGGAAAATATCTAATAAACACATCACCTTCACGATCACGTTTGTTTTTAATATTCTTACGGATTTCTGTAAAGAAATTCCAAGCCAATGGCACGAATGCTACTTTAACGTCGGCATATTCATCTAGTTTAGCGATAGGCACAACAGGTGTGCTCATGCCTGGGCTATATAATCCTTGTTTAAGTGGATTATCATCGATAATATAATCAAGATGTATTTCACCAAAGTTCAATAAGGTATTGCCTTTGGCAGCCGCGCCGTAGCCCACGATCAGATAATCTAATGTGCGATAGTGCATGATAGTCTGTTTAAGATCTTCTACGATAGTAGCGGCACGATCAGCATAGGCCAGATAGGTATTCATATCTTGTAGGCCTAGAGCATGTTCTTCTGCTAGCACTGCATCAACCTTACTAGTATCTTCAGCTGTTTTCTTAAACACAAACATATAGCTGTTACCATGGATCGGTGTCTTACGGATATCTACTAAGAATAGCCCAGCACGCTGAGCCAATGCGCTCATACTACTAGCATTAAAGAAACTTAGATGCTCATGATAGATAGTGTCAAACTCATTATTCTTTACCATGTCTGCTTGACTAGTCTGGATAAACAACACACTAGTATCATGCATGATCTCTTTACACTGTTTAAGGAATTCTAGTGGGTAACTATTATGAGCAAAAACGTTTTGTGCAGTGATGATATCTAAATTCTTACTACCATAGTGATAGGCATATTTGTCTGTGAAGTAATCACATACCACATCATGATTAGCTGAACTCAATGGATGTAGATTTTCAGCGGGGTCAACACCATAGGTCTTCAAGCCCAATGCTTTGAAACTGTTAAGTTGACTACCATCATTACATGCGATGTCTAATACTGACGTAGCATCTGGCACATAAGTTAATGTTTCTCGAGCGAACCAATCAAAGTAGTCACGCAGTGTTTGACTTGTGCCACTCACATATAGATAGTTCTTAAACAATAAATCTGGATCTACTGCATGACTTAGTTGTAGGTGTGTGCAGTCTTCGCAGATATTTAAGCGTAATGGGAATGTTGGTTCATCTTCCTCTGCTGTTTTTTTAAAGCTGTTAGCTAGTGGTTGCTCGTTTAAGTCTAGGACTAATTTTAGTCGTCCACTGCCACAGCATAAGCATTCGTCGAGTTGTTTAGCGTCTTGCATGTTCGGGTTCCCAATTATAAATTATATATTTGTCTCTCCACTGTGGCTGACTTTCTCCATAGTGTTCTATCAATCCATTTAATATCGTATCTGTTGTTTCTTTAAATTCAAAATTAAATGTCTGTTCAAACAAAGTTGTATCTAATGCAAAGTCATAGGCATTGGCAGTGTTACCCTTGTCTACGATGTCGGCACCAAGTTTCCTGCTAACTGCTTGGGCTATCTCACCGACCGTGGCATTAAAACTGCTTAGGTTATAGATACCTGGCACTGGTTGTTCAATACAACGTTCTACCGCACGGCATAGATCTTCTATACCTAACATAGCACGACTGATTTGCTTGTTACTTACCTGTATACCTGTGCCATTCTGCACACTGTGATACATACTATTGATCATCACATCAACACGTAGGTTAGCACTATATCCATTGACTGTGCCAAATCTTAATCCTATTACTTTCTTGCCTACTAGGTTTGCTATTGTTGCCTGTTGGTCTAGCGCATACTTGGTAACATCATAGTTGTTTACAGGCACAAATATCTTGTTAGTTTCTTTGTGTCGCTCACCTGGCGCACTGTTACCATATACACTAGCACTACTAGCATAGATTACCAATTGACTGATATCTAGTTTGTCTAGTAGGTTAGTAAAGTTAGTGACATTGTTTAACCAAGGTCCGGGCAGTGCGCCATTACAACTTGGTACACTCGAGTGTCCGGCTAGGACTACGACCACTTCAAACTCTGCTAGTTCTTTACGAGAAAGTTTTTGATAGTCTCTACGGTCACTGGTCTCATCATAGTTAAACCAACAGATGTCATTAGTCTTGACAAAATGATTTTTCCTTAGGACTTCTCTGAGTCTAGTTCCAATGTAGCCTGCACCACCTAGGATCAATACTTTTTTCATCAATCAATGATCATCATGCCATTGGGAGCGATATTACCCTGCAGACCTACTGTTTCAACTTCAACTAGCATGTCTCTTGGAATGAATTTGCTCATAGCATGCTCATTGTCGATATACTTGCCTTCGTTAAACAATCTAACCATGGTTTCGATGATATCTTTATACAACTGCATGGCGTTTAATAGCATGGCAGGAGTAAATGACCATAGACGAGTTTGTAACAGCGTGTTTACACCAGTGTCAGCTGGGTTGATCCAACTTGGTTGAGCCTTCTTAAACACATATTTGTCTTTGGTATTCTCATTGCTGAACTTGGCGATATCAAACTTGTCAGTGACTTGATACCTACCGCTGAGTTTAAAAACTCGATCAGCATCTTTGATCTCATCTTTAAGTTTGTCGTCACCAGCGATAAATGTCAGGGCCTTCATCATACCTAGAGCCTCCATGGCGTTCTTACCAATATCATAGTTGGTAACATTGTTGTGGAAGTATTTGATATCATTGTCGTCACTGTTGTCAATATAATAGTCAACGGTATCGATCAGTTCTTCAAACTCTGCGCTGGTATCATTCTGCACATCAACTTTGCTGTTGTCTACAAGAATGATCACTGCACCAGGAATATATTTCTTAGCACTCTTGGCTGTTTCTAATGTCTGCTTGATACGATCCTGTGGATTGTAGATTCCATAGTTGGTATAAACTGCTGATGTTAGTAATACGATATTTTTCATAGTCGTCCTTTATTCGCAACGTAGCCAACGGTCATTTTTTAATGTCCAGTCTACTACTTCACCGATACGTTCTGTTAAACTAACCTTAGGTTCCCAACCTAAACTGCGCATGTAGTCACCGCTGAGAGCATAACGCAAGTCATGTCCCGGGCGTGAGCTATGGAAGTCTACCATTTCATACTTCAATTCTTTTCCTTGCGCATCAGCGATAATCTGTGCTAGTTGTAAATTATTAATTTCTTGTTTGCCTACTAGATTGAACTTAGGACATTTAGCATCACCGTAGTCTGCTTCTAGTTTAGTTGAGTCTAATCCCAGCAAGAACATCATAGCGTCTGCTACATCTGCCGCATGGATATAGAAACGACTACCCGGAATAGTGCGTGTGCTGTCACTGTGGATGGTGATAGCATCGCCATCGTTAACCTTACGGATACACATGGGGATAAACTTTTCTGGGTGTTGTCTTTGACCAAACACGTTCATAGTGTGTGTGATGTAGATAGGCATCTTGTAGGTGTTTTCAAATGCCACAGCAAGTTCTTCACCGCCGGCTTTGGTCGCTGAATATGGATTGCTAGAATTATAACGATCACGTTCAGCATAGTTAACACCGTTGGGTGCTGGGCCAAATACTTCATCTGTTGAGAAGTAGATGAAACGTTCTAGATTTTTTAGTTTACGGCTAAACTCTAAGATATGACCTGTGCCTACTACGTTGTCCCAGACAAACTCCATGGGGAATTCAATACTGCGATCAACGTGGCTACCAGCGGCTAGATGTAGGACATAATTCACATCACCGATATCTCTGGCTACCATTGGATTAAGTTCTGCACGTAGATCATGGAATACGATCTTCACACGCTTTTTGGTTTCTGCATCAAAATCAGCCATCATATCTGATAGTCGATTTAGATTGCCCGAGAAGTCTAGTCTGTCTAAGCTGACTACGTTCCAATCGGTATTTCTTAAAATGTTTTCAATAACGTGGTGTGCGATAAAACCCGCACCGCCAGTCACTAAGACGGTTTTTGACATTGATTTCTCCAGTTTTCGTTGAATTTTACTGCTTTTTGATATTTATTCATATCAAAATAGGCATAAAAATTATGCTTCTACTCGGTCTGCTACTGTGCGTGCAACCTTGGTTTCTACGTATTCTTTGATAAACTTGATAGCTTTGCGGCTAGTATCAAAAACATACTCACTGGTTTCATCTTCTTGTGTTAGGATCACTACGAATCCATTTGTTACTTTACGAATTTCAATTGAATCAAACATGTTGTTTCCTCTTATAAGATTATTACCTTATAATAGTAGCAGGTTTAGATAAAAAAGTCAACAAAAAAGGCTACCTAAATAGCCTTTTTTATCATCCAAATATTGGATTAGAAACGAATACCAACACCACCTTGGATGCTTGTGTATTCTGAATCACCAGTTGTGCGACCAATACTACCTGTTAGGTAAGTAGTTTTGTTTAGATCATAATCAGCACCTACTTTGTAAGTGTTTGTGCGATCTGCATGGCTGTCGCTAAATGCATCACGATATCTGTATGATGCTTTAACTTTCAATGCGTCATTGATTGCATATGAAAGACCTGGTTCTACAGTATAGTAACCATAGTTTGTGTCATCGGCATATTTCTCGCCGATTGAACCACGAACGCTAGCACTTAGTTTGTCCCATACTCGAGCTTCGTATGTTGCGCCAAGTTCTAACCGGTTTGATGATTTGTGTGAGTTTTCTTCAACACGGAATTCATTCTTAGCATCTAACTTAACGCCATAGCCAACATCAGTACCAATTTGTAAATTGAAACCGTTTTTGTCGTTTGGTTTGTTAGTGTAATTGTAGTGAACACCTTCTAATTTTACATAGCTACCTTCAGCCATTACTACACCGCTGAATGCTAGGCCAGCGATAAGTGTTGCGATTAAACTTTTTTTCATTGTGTTTCCTCAGTTATTAAATTGTTGCAAAAATGCCACAGAATTAAATTCAGATGCATAAAAGCCACGTTTTTATTTAGCGATCTAAGATTGCAGTTATATTACTATAGATTATTCTATCTTGATACCGTGTTGATAAATTTTGATACTGTCTTTGGTTAGTCTCACCTGCTCGTCTTCAGCAACATCACGGGCAACATATAAACTAGGATTGATAATTGCACGATTGCCTATTTTTAACAGTCCTGGCTTATAGGCTTTGACCCACATGCCAATATATACATCATCACCAATATCTGCATGTAACCCTGCTTGACGTTGGATGATAGTATTTTTTCCTACTATGGTTCCGTGTGCCAATCCTACAAAATCATGCACCTGGCAAAAATCTTTAAGGGTAGTTCCGGGTTCGATCATAGCACAGTAAGCAATATAAACTCCCTGACCAACTATTGTTCCGGTACCTATGTAGCTAGTCGGGTCAATGATATTGATACATGATATACCTTGTTCACGCACGAGATTAATAAACATTTTACGTTTACCGGTATCGCGCAGATGATTAGGATCAATGCTCCAGTTAGTTGCTATAAAGAAATCGTGCGTGTCTTTATATTTGAGTATATTAGTTTCAGAGTCTAGTATGGGGATACCTTGGAACTCTTGTTTATTTCCATACCAGTCGCTGTCTAATATGCCCGCAACTGTTAGGCCTTGGCGCTCGGCAGCATCTTTATAACGTATGATGTTGGCACAAGTGCCTAAGAAGATTAAAGGATTTGACATAGTTCTAATTATATAGTAGAATAAACGTATAGTCAACCATCTATTGATATAAATAATATTGCAACGCCGATCTTCAGTATCGACGTCGAATTAACCGACCTCTATGTCTTAAATGCGTGGGCCCGTTAATGTCGTATGTGAGTTCTTCACTAGCAATATTATTTTGATTAGTATATAATATAGTTTAATAGGAGAACTTTAAATGAAAGTCAGTAAGATCCCTGGTCTAGGACGCTTTGGTGTTTATATCGATGACGTAGACCTAGCAAATATTTCACACGAAGAATGGATGGAAATTGGTAAAATCCATTTAGAATCATTGGTTACAATTATACGCGGTAATGATTTAAATTACGATACATATTACGATCTATTCAAACAATGGGGCACACCACGTTATAGCCGCCCGCTGAACTTTTACCTAAAATATGGCAAACCTGTTAAAGAACTAGTCATGAATAATCTATTAGATGACGGTGACAAGAACGAAATGCGTCTAGGTCGATTATGGCAGATAGATAAACGTCGTCCTGGTATGGTGCGTGTTACAGGTAAACTAAATGACAAAGGCGAACCATTGGGTATTTTTGATAATGGCGAACTCAAATGGCACAGCAATGAATGTGCTGATCCAGCGTTCACTCCCGGTGTAGCATTAATGGGTTGGGAATCGATGCAAGGTAGTTGCACAGGGTTCGCTACCACAGTTGATTGGTATGAGAAACAGTCAGAAGCATTCCGTAGCGAACTAGATGAATTGATCACTGTTAATAACTATCGACCGTTAAGCCTTAATCCTGTGCTTAAAGAAGAACAAGAGCAATTCTATAATAATAATCAATGTCCGATTCCAAACGGTGAAGTTCCATTGGTAATCAATAGCCCGGGTGGTATCAAAGGTCTACACTTACCAGCTACTACGTTTGACTATTTTAAAGGTATGAGCAAAGAAGAATCTACTAAACTATACGATCGTATCTGGGGTGAAGTCATACAACCAGAATATATGTATGAACATTGGTATCAACGTGATAAAGATATCTTAATCTTTGACAACAGTATCACTGTCCACAATCGCAAGATTGAAAATGATGGCATCAGTCCAAATCGTGTAGGACTACGTATACAATTTGATTATGATATTATTGCAGGTAACTATACCCCATTCTATCAAGAGCCGTATAATATCCAACGTCAAGAACGCATGACTATGATGAAGATCGCTACTGAAGGGTTGGCATTAGCCGCTTAATATGAAATACACTTTACATGAAAATGGGTGGACTGTCATTCTCGAAGACTATGACTTTGCTACTGCTACTCAAGAAGACATCAATATACTCGGTAATCTATTAGCGACTAATACTGTTATCATCGCCAAGAATCAAGCGCATTTAACAGTTGAAGACGAAGTGCGCATTTGTCATATGTTTGGTAATGTAGAAAATACATTATTCGCAGTTGACCAAGCGCCGTGGAAACATTTCTTTGTCCCCGGTAGTGACACGGAAGTATTGCGTGTCACAGGTGAATTAGATGAACACGGTGAACCTGGACTATTTGGTCATGTCAGTGATTTGGATTGGCACTGTAATCGCCCTGGCATGGAACATCGTATGCCTATCGTATGGTTATTTGGTGTTAAAGGTACTGTCGGATCTAGAACTAGTTGGATTAATAATATCATGAGTTATGATGATTTAGATCCTGCGTTTAAAGAAGAAATTAAAGAGCTTAAAATGGTATGTGGGTTCCGTCAAGGTAGTTATTCTGAAATTAATTTTGGCAAGCCAGAAGATTTTAATGAATATTATAATCCTAGTTTAGTGCATACTAACATCGGACGTAAGACCGGATTATTTTTTCCATTCTTACAGTTCCGTAACTTTGTAGGATTAACAGAAGAACAAAGCCTACCAATTTTAATAAAATTACGTGATCATATGTTACAAGAAAAATATATGTATCATCATGATTGGTCTGATGGTGATGTTGTTATATCTGAGCAATGGCTAGGTATTCATAAACGCTGGCGGTTTGATGGTATGCCCGGACGAGTATTACATCGTGCCTGCTGTGATTTTTCTAATATAGTATTCAATGATTGATCGCCAGACAATTAAGTTCTTCCAGCACTTACCTAAATTAGAGGAATCCGATAATCATTTCTTTGAGTCGGTGTTTAGCATTAACTCCAATGATCTCAAGGTCATGCACGATCTAGCAAAAACCATAGATATCCCCCCTCGTATACGAAAGAAATATCGCTGGTATATTGATGACCATACAGGTAAATTATATTCTAAAGACCTATGTAATGTCAATGGCGTTCCAGCACATGATCATTATCAAAAGATGTTTCCCGGAGCTATCATAGAAAATCCTATATTAGAGTGGTTGCCAGAATACGAACCATTTAAGAATGTATTGGCACCAATTGGTAAACAATGGCGTTGGGTCATGTTGGTGCGAATTGACCCCATGGGTTATTGGGGACCACATTTCAACATACCCGGATCAATGGATCAGGAAGATTATACATTATATTGGATTCCATTGAATCAAGTTAAAAATAGATTTTTTGCTGCTGCCAATGTTGGATATTTTGAACCTCAAGTAGGCAAAGCCTATATACAACGAGGGCATATATATCAGTATTCTACAATTAATCTCGGCAACGAGCCAATGTATAATATCACTGGGGTTTGTATTAAATGATCACCCCTATTAGGATCATGTTAAAATCAATAGAAAAAATAACCACTGTTGATTGTAAAATTTTCTGTAATAAGATACAATATCCATTCGAAATAGTCAATCATGGAGAACATTTTGACATTTATAAAAATGAAACTATGTTTTTTATATCTATTGACACTGTAGTTGATTGTATCGATTCTAACGAATTATCGATACTATGGAGGAATAAACCTCTAATAGATAGTGAAATTGACGATATTGAAATAAATTACCTATATATTGATAAAAATAATCTATTCAAGGCAAGCAGATTTTATCATATTCATTCTAACGATCTGGTTGATCCACCGAAAGAATTTGATAATAACTATTGGAATCCAGGGACACAAATTGATAATCCTGGAATATTTTATTTAGATTTTAATTTACCCATCGAATCTTGGTGTTTTAAGGTGTGCTAATACTTTTAATGCGTCAATTAAATTTATATATTTCAATGGTTGGGTAAGGAATTTTACCGTATCTTGTTCAGACCAATCAATAGCATAAAAATCTTCCCAGGTATTGATAGCTGGTTGCGGGACAGCATTGTAGTAGGTCCAACCGGAGGGTTGGTTGGTTTTATATATACCCAATAGTTCAAATTCACTAAACCATTTAGGTTCACCTAATTCTCTTATATTAGGAATAGCATCTAACCAACTGCATTGACTACGTTCTTCTAATAGTTGTTTTAATTCATTCCAATCTTGTTTACTGTAGGGCATGAGTTCGTTTACAAGACTGTAATTTAATACCCGTGTTAACCCTGTAAGTTTCTCTACCATCTCAGCATACAATTCCTGATACGGGTTCCAAAGATTTTCTGCTTTAAAGTTTAACTTACTATCTACAAAAAAATCAAATTGTTTAAGAGGGACCTGGTCGCAGTCTTGTAGCAAAAAATAATCACTGTCAAAATGATCAAATGCACAGAGTTTCAATGCCTGTTGATAATACCAATTATTGTGTTTATAACGACTTAGATCATAATAGTTTTCAAAATAAAGATCATCTAATAAAATATACTTAGACGGATCTAAATCAAATTCAGCGAATACGCTGTCGATTTTATGTTGCGGATAGGGACTGATTATATAAGTCTTATCGGGATATGGCTTGAGATTGTGATCAAAATTTAAAGTAATTGCAGCCTCATTGATCCGACTGGGGCCAATGGGAAATATGCGTGTAATCATTCAGCTGTCTTAAAGACAGCGTTAATTAAATCTGGTAATCCCCAAGTGATACTCATACCGGGGCTAATATCAGGAATACCGCACCAACCAGGATAAGATGTGTCTCTTATATATGGATTAGTAATAGTTATATTAGATTGTCCACCAAAACGTGCGGGTTTACCTTTAATCGCTGTTTGCCAATTTAAATACACCTGTTGATCATCTAAATAAAAATCCACATGATAAGTTTGTATTGGGCCAATGGTTTCCGGTCTATTAATAACCGTTAATGTAACATAATCATTAGTGTCATAATCAACAGTAAATTCTATAGGATCCGGAGTTACTTGATTAGGGTCTACATTAAATCGAGCTGTAATTTCTGCACGTTCTACCACTGTAGTGCCACCAAACAATAAGTCTACCCAGGCCGATCCAGTTAATAAGCTACCTTTACTGATATTTGCTACTACTCGTAATTGTGACATAATTGACTATCCTTATTTTGTGTATTTATATGCTATTTGAACCCAAAGGCAAATTTACTAGGCTTCATTGTTGCGTAATAACTCTTACCAGCATCGATTAGCATCGTGCCTTCAAAGTTTGGTGGGTAGACTGAACGGAATCCAGTAACCACTGCATCTTGACCTTGGACTTTCATATCGAGGTAGATTTGAACGATACTAGATTGATTCATGAATGCCTGCATACCTTTGCTCATCTTTGGCATGGCATTTAATCGATCAGCTACGTATTTGGCCACGCTACTTAATAGGTGTAGACCAGCATTGTAGTTCTTGTTAGTTGTATCTGCGGCATAGTTACTGCATAATTTAGCATATCTGCTAGGCAATTTATTAGTACCAACATTAATCATATTACGGCAATCTTCCGCGGTACGTGCATCAATAATGCCAAATGTTACACCTAGTTCAAGTGGTGCATCTATAGCCGTCAATGAGTTGATAATATTAATCATGCTGACTACTTGTTTATAAGTTTTTATTAGATCTGGACTGGTAGTTCTTGCTTTTTCGATAGCATCATAGATATTCTTAGCACTGGCTTTAGCACCGTTGCCGCCTTTACTACTGATGCCGAGATCTGCACCTTTGGCTGATTGGAATACGCTGTCGACCAAGTTGTGTGTTTTACTCATTGGCCAACGCACTTTACATTTTGCATATGGTGAACCTAATACGTCTTTACGTGCTAGATCAGCGTCACCACCAATAACACCACTGGCTAGAGCAACAGGAGTTAATATCTCACCAAAGTAATCACGCAGTGCTGGCATCTGGCTAGCCATACCCTGGAATACTGGTAATTGCCCTTGACGGACTGCATCTAAGGCCTGTGTTAATTGTTGTTCATGTTGAACGTTTGTTAGTTTGCCTTTGATAGTAACCAAGGCTTGATCAATATTAGGAAAGCTAGTACCTACACCCACTAAGGTTTGTGGGTCATAGCCTGTGGCTAGTTTTTGTGATGTTGCCGTGTTTAGTTTCCAACCTGAGGGTATTTCATTATTAGCCCATTTACCTGTTAGCACACCTTGTGTGGTGTTAATATAACGACCCCAATAAACAGCATCACCATCGCTGGTCTGTAATTGTGCTACTGCAAATGCTTTGTTATTACCTGGATTATTAACCCATTGTATCTTATCTTTAAGCACTTTCTTTTCTAGATTAGCGATATTCTGATCGCGTTCTTCTGCGCTAGAATATGCGGCTTGACCTGGGGGAGGAAAAGGGGTTACCTGCTTGAATTCAGCAGTAATACCATCGGTATGCACATATGGATCGCCTGGGCGACGACCAAAAAATCCCTTGGCTTCTTGTAGTTTTAATTCGCTAATTTTCATGATATAGTATTTATCTACGTTCTATATCATCTTCGTTGCAGTCTATTCCGTATTGTATTTCAACTATTTTGCAAGGCATATCGTAGGGATTAAACAATCTATGCCATTGTTCGACGCTGATGTGATGTGTTTGATGTTTAACCAACGGTTTTTGAATTAATTGGTTTGACGGCAATGTATATTGTTCAACCATACAACGCCCATCAGCGATCATCCATTCTTCTGTGCGATCATAATGTCGTTGCATGGTTAAACTCTGCCCGGATTCTATAGTCAACTCTTTAACTTTAGTGCCAGGTACTTCATGCAAGACACGATAGTAGCCCCATGGACGTATAGTCTTAGGTGCTTTCCATTCTTCTAATATCCAACTACTTGAATTCTTTTTATTTTCGCCACCAACCCCAAACGCAAACTCCACATCTTTGATCGCCATCTCTGGAATGTTATCTTGTGTGCGATCGCCACCATTGGCAAATATGATCTGGCTATTGGGATATAGATCTTTAACATTGTGTATGGCTTCTAAGGCAGTGTCATCGTCGTCATTAAACAAGATGACTCCGTCAACAAACTTAAGATTCTCGAGGATAGTAACACGTTCCGGACCGGGCATAAACGCACGACCTTTCTTACGTGTTAACCAAGCATCACTGTTGACTCCTACTATCAGAACATTACCTAAAGACTTAGCAGATTTTAAGTATTCTATATGTCCTGAATGCAATGGGTCAAACCCACCGGTACATAATACTACTCGATTGATCATTTTGATTTATAGCTTTTTCTTGGAGGGGGGGTAGAATTAACTTTTAAAGGTTTAAGTAACTGTGTTTCTTTAGTCACTGCGGCTCTTTGCTTGATAGTAATTTCAGTCGACTGCGTTGTTTCGTTGAACACCCCATCAACTGTAGGAGTAAGATTTTCAGTTCCTGGTGCAGGTGCCCATTGGCTAACATAGTCAATGAAATAGTTTTCTTTGTCTAACCACGGCATGACGATCTCTTCTTGTTTCAAATACCCGTGTGTGTTGATACTAGATACTATGCTAGGATGTAGCAAATTTTTGTCTGCTAGGTCATACCAGTTAGTAGTTTCTGGATCCATTACCGGCACGTCTGATTTATACACTGCCATCTGTATCCATGGGTCACCAAATTTCTTTAGTAGATAAGCATCTCGGCAGTCGAATCCATTGACGGTTAACATATAAATCAAACTAGTAGGAGTGTAGTTAAAATAGCAACCATTATAAGTCCTGCTGTAGTATCTATTATACTCAACTCCGTTATATTGCGGGATAGATATCAGCAACATACCGTTGGTAGTCATATAGCTGTTCCACATACGCAGAGTTTTTAATGGATCTGTGCTGTAGTTTAGACTATCGTGTGCCCACATTAGGTCTATGCTAATAGGAAATAGATTTTCTTTATCATATATATCACATATTTTATTGATATTTTTAAGGGTAGGAACTTGAGCTATTTTAGCCGGGTCCTTGTCTACTGCAAACACATTAAAATTATATGGCTGGGGAGGATCTTCATAATTTTCTAAGGTTGCCCACCAATGAACGTCCTCACCAACTCCGCAACCCATGTCGGCGACCGTGCGTAGGCTTTCTAAGAACGTATCGTATTGGCGAATTGTTTCTAATATATGTGTTGCGTGCCTGTTAGCCAATTGATGCGTCCTCCATACCTGCTGTTCTCAAGCGTGTAACGTGCCCAAGCATAAAGTTCTTGCTTTCCAGACCTTTCATGATACCTAACCATTTGTTACGTAGCAGGGCTACTTCATTGATGATGGTCTCAAAGTCGATAACTTCATCTTCACCATCAACATATTTTTCTACGTCACGTGACGTCAATGCTCTTTGATAGTTTTCTAGATATTTTTGGAAGTGTGTCCTACGTATCTTACGCAGTTTAATATTAAGATAATTGAGCACCGCCTCAACCTCTTGTAGTTGATTAAAGCGACGCTCAGTTATACCGGGCAGGCCAGCGAGATTTTTCTCTATGTTACCATAGACAGCAACTTCTCGTCGTGCTTCTTCTAATTCCTGTTCATAGTGTTGAATGAAATCAGGTATTGAATTAAGACTAGCTACTACTTTTGAATACCACATAATGCCTCATATTTAATTAACCACGGAAACGTTTGTTGCCAATTGGTGTTTCTTCTTCTATCTTTCTCATTGAGATATACTAATAATTTTGTGATCTCTTCTAAATTCTGTTCTGTTGCTAATATTTGTTTTAAGATTCCGTCCATATATTGATACGCTGATTTATCTTCGTCAGTAACCATTTGCATTAATTTTAATATCTCTTCTGCTGTATCTACAAATTCTTCTTTGCCAAAGATCTCTCCTTTGAGATAACTTGGGCCAGGAGTAACGCCGCTAAACCAATGGCCAATTTTCCTATCTTTTCGCCAAGTAGCAAGTTTATTTAATAATGTTGGCATAGTTTTAATAGTTAGTGCAGATATAGTCTGATTGATATTTAAATACAACCATTTATTATCTAATAACAATTTAAAATTTTCTTCCCACGGATCAAGTTTAATCCCCCACCTAACATATTCTTGTTCAGGCCCCCAACAATCAATACTACAGGTAATATCCACTCGTTTAAGTTTTCTTGCTGTTAACAATTTTTTAAATCTATTGATAAATTCTTCAATGCGTTTTTTTGGAACCATCAAATTTGTAACTATATTAAGTTCACATTCGGGATTGGGATTTTCCTCAATCATATCTAATAATTTATCAAATTCTTTCTGATAAAATGGTTCTCCTCCTAGCACATGCAGTCTTTTAACTTTTGGAAAGCCCTCAGGGAACCATTGCCAAAAAAGAGGAACTAAATCTTTAAAATGATCAGGTGACGGGATAATTTTAATTCCATGACTTTCAAAATTACCAAATTCTCTATTCTCGGTTTCGATTGTTGAACTAAAACTCGCATCGCAATATAAGCACCCTAGATTACAAGCGTTATTAAAATATACTTCAACTATACTAGGTGAAGTTAATATAGCCCCCGGATCCATTTCAATCTCTACAGGAGTTAAATTTGGAATAGTCTGTTGACGCATCCTATCACTAAATCCGCCGGCTTCTTCGATCTCTCGACAGTAACTACAACTTGTTTCAGGCCACTCACCATCTAACATATTTTTTCGATCAGATAATTTTAAAGGTGTATTATGGAAATTAAAAAAGTTTTCAGATGTTAGTTCAGATTCTGCAGTTCTATGGCAACTTCTGGTAACTCCGCTATTAAGAAAAATAGTGCTCCAGGCCCATTTTAATTGGCACGATGTAGCAGTCCTAATAGGGAAATACTTATCAGACATTAATAGTCATCACCGTCATTTTCTTCATCGGCGATCGCTTCATCTTCCTCATCACCAAGATACTCTTTAACAGCACGACCTAGATAAGCATCAGTTCCACCAAAGGTTTTAAGCTCACTTTCAGTGATATTGTGATCAGCGGCAACACTGATAACATGATCAGCGGCTGCTTGGCGATCCTTGGGATTGATATACTCTTTACAAGTAAGCCAAACTTCACTAGCAATATCTAATTCAACACTCATTCTGCTATCTCCTCTTCTGTTTCTTCGACTACTTTTGACTCAGTGCTTAGTAAGGTTACATTAGATGATAATTCTTTCATAACTTTATCTAAACAACCATCTTCATTACGTTCCCATGCTTTGCGGAATTGTTTAATAGTTGTTTTATTAGCAAAGGTATAAACTAAACTGTTACCTTCTTTTGTCAACAAGCTCTTAGCTTCCAACATGTCTGTCAATCCGCTGTATGGACTCATACCAGTTTCATATGGAATCTCAACTTGTACTGACTCAAAAGGTTTAGCATAACGTGTTTTCATGATCTTACAAGCAGCACGGATACCGTTGACTGTCGTAGTCTTGTTACCATCAGCGTCTGTTTTAAGTTTAAGTTTACGCATAGCTACTACAATACTTGAAGCGTAGATAAAGCCTTGACCACCTGAAATCTTATCGTCTGGATCAAACATATCTTGGCTAGCGTAGGTGTGATTGGTACAAACTAATCCAAGATTCAATGTACCGAACATGTTTACACAGTTACGAACAAGTGCTGTAAGTGCTTTAGGTTTACGGCCCATGTCACCTTTCATCTCACCTGCTTCAAATTGATTAACGTCTGTTGGAGTTAACATCATACCTAGACTGTCTAATACAAACAGGACCTTAGGACGGTCTTCTTCTGGTAAGGTGCGATACTCTTTAACAAAGTCACTGATAACTTTTGCCACATCATCGATCATAGCCATATTAAGTTTAAGTAGTTTGTCTTCTGTAGTATCTACACCAAGTGCGTGTAACCATGCTTCATCAAGTGCGTTTTCTGTATCGATTAAGATTACATAAATGCCTTGCTCTTGTGCGTGTCTTACGATATTACCACTACAGATAAATGATTTACCTGCGCCCGACTCACCTGCAAACACAGTAACTTTACCCATCGGAATACCTCTTTCAAAGTTACCAGATAGTAAGTAGTTTAATGTGTAGTTGCCAGTGCTGATCCAATCTGTAGGATCGTTAAAGCCAATACCCAAGCCATCAATGCTTTTGGTGATTGACTTCCTAAATTTTGATATATCAAATGGTTTTGCCATGACGTTTTTCCTTTAATTTAAAATCCAATCAGACATTTCAGAACTAAAAATGTCTTTAATACTATGCTTGTGTCTTACTGCATATTCTTTATAAAATTGTTTTGCGCTCGTCCTTAATACATCTACATCAACGTTATTATATATTATACAGTCATCATTTAAGATTGTCACTATATTTTTAATTTGTTCGCTCAGATGAGGTGAAGTTTTACTACCTTGAGGATTCAAGGTTATCCAACGATCTAATATTTGACCATAATGTTTTTTCAAATTAGATGGTAATACCTGCGGCGCTTGGAAAATGGGATATCGTAATCTAAACATATCCAATTTTATTCTAGTATCATATATTTTATACCAATTTAAAAAATCATTTAATCCGTCTAATGCTAGTAATCCCACTGTGCTTAATAATTTTATTTCTACATCAGATCCCAATAATAAGTGTAAATTACTTTCAAATACCTGCCAATCTAACCCAGACCTAACAAATTCTGCACGATCTCCGATATTTTCTATACTTACATTAAATTCGATACTTTTAAATTTTGAGCGATAATTTAATATCTTTTTAATACGACTAGTATCACTCAAATTGGTAACTATGATTAGATTTAATTGAGAACAGTCTTGCTGACATATCGTATCTAAGAATTTCCAAAAGTTTTGGCTGAACAGCGGCTCGCCGCCCAAACACCTAATATATTCAATATCTGACATATTGGCCATTACATAATCTGTAAATTTGTTTAATATAAAATTATATTCTAAATTAGATAATTTATCTTTTTTTCCTAGCCGCTGATAGGTATTTCTACTGTCTCCTACTATTCCTTTAAAAGGACCATTAATTTTTAAATCAGTTGCCCAACTTGAACTTGATCCTGCATCACAGTATGAACATGTAAAATTACACAAACTGTCAAACGCCACTGTGATAATCTTGGGGACTTGATCGACCGATAGATCTAATGTAGTAAAATCTCTATCGCTATAATTATCATAGCTGGTCACTATACGTTCAGTAATAGCTTCGGAGTTTTTTTCTTCAACTTGCCAACAATTAGAACACCCTTCGGGTTTTTTACCTTCGAGCATTTGAGATCTTTGATTTATTTTTTCTTTAGTATTGTTAATTGTGTGTATATTGTTTGCAACACTATTAAGATCAATTTTGTGTGGCGGCGGAAGATGACAACTGCTAGTTGTTCCGGATTCTAACCAAAAATCTGCAGATAACCATTTAGCCGCACAAAATGTGGGACTAACCGGATCCAATCTTTCTATCTTGAATTTTTTATAATCGATCATAAAGACAACTAGGGCAGAACTAATCCTGCCCTGTGTTCTCAAGTATTTATTAAGATGTCTTTTGACGGTTACGGATCATCGCTAGGATGTCTTCAGCTCTGGCTGTTCCACCTGCTGGAGGTGTTGCAACTGGTGCTGTAGGAGCCGCTGGAGCAGCTTCTGTAACCACTGGAGCAGCCACAGCCGGTGCAGTTTCAAATTCTTCGTCTGCCACTGCTGGTGTTGCTGTTTGTGCTACGGGTGTAGCTGATTCAGCTGAGACGATTGTTACGCCTCTTGGTTTGTAGTAATTACCCCAACGTTCTGCGTCATATGCTTGACCATCTACACTTGCTTCAAACATTTCTTTCATAACTTTTAATTCAACTTCGCTTGGTTTCTTAGGTAAGAAATCTTTCAAGTTGTATAAGCCATGAGCGTCGATAGCTGCCGCTTCTTCTGCTGTTAGTGCAGATTCTTTGCGTGACCATTTACTAGTTGAGTAATCAGCATAACCACCTTTTGATGTTTTAGTAACAGTAAAGTCTAAACCACCTTGGTAGTCTGTTGGTAAGTTTTCTAACTCTGGATCTAACAATGCTGATTTGATCAAGTTAAAAATCTGTGGACTAATGATAAATCTACGAATTGGGTTAGCTGGTGTTTGATCGTCCGCGATAGGATTCTCACGCACAAAACCTTGGAACAAGTATGATCTTTTCTTCCAATACTTACGACCCATTTCTTCTAGACTAGTGTCTTTAAACCAAGTTCTGACTTCTGCTAAGATTGGACATGCTTCGCCCCACATCTCAACGCATGGTACTTGAACTGTGACTGGTTTACTATCTGCTTGGCCTTTAACGCCAGCAAATGGTAAATTGATCATTGCTCGTTCTGCCCAAAAGAATGTGTTTTTTGTGTCTGCGTCTGGAAGGAATCTAATACGAGCGTTTGTGCCTTCTTGGATGTTCCAGTGTGCGTAGATAGCGTTGTCGCCACCACTTTGTGAATTACCGCCTGTGCCACGGTTTTCTGATGCTTGTAACTTTGCACGGATTTCTGCTAATGATGTTGCCATGATGTTATTTCCTTTTTAATTTAAGTTGGTCTTTAATATGCCTAAACGTGTTATGCATCTATACATAATACGCTATAATTATTTATTCCACAAGAGATATTTTCAGATATTTTAGCCAAAACAAAAGGGCCCGACGGGCCCTTTTGGTATTACTCTTATATTATCTTATTTTAAGCCTGCTAATCGTTTCATTTCAGCCATTGGATTTTTTGCTTGCAGTTTGTTATAATGTAGTAAATCGTTTTCTGAGTCACCTTTTTTCATGGCCTGCATTTGACTTGGCATGATTTTAAATTTATCTGAGATACTTAATTCTTTTGCGCCCATGCGTTTCATTTTTACATCTTTATTAACGTGATCATCACCAGCGATAGATTCATTTTTTCTACTGCGTAGGTACGCGATAAAGTCAGCTAGTTTAGCGTCTGGGTGGTTTTCTTTATATTCTTCGTAGTTTTTAACAAAGTCTGGATGTTTTGGATCGTCTAATTCATATGCATCACGTGTGTCGTAGCCTTCGCCTAATGCCTTGTTAAATGCTTCGTGTAGGTCACTGTGTTCTTCTTCTGGATAGTCTACGCCTACTTCACGGTATACTTCACGGACCATGATGCTAACGTCGCTTGAGCCTATTTCTTCCATCGGTGCATGGAATGATGCTACATCAAGTGAAGCATTCATAACACCATCTGGTCCTGCTTTCTTAAGTAATTCGCTGTGTTGATTAATATTGTTTAAGATTCTACGAATGATTGCTGATTGTATTGATTCGATATTGCTCAATTCATCTTCATCATTTTCGCTTACTTGATCTTTTGCCATTTTTTCTGTGCGTTTACGGGCAACATCGCTCATGTGATGGATTTTGCCTACAGGGTCTTTACCTTTGGCTTTTTCCCAATCACCTTCGTGTTCCCAGCCTGTTAGTTTGCCTGTCTTAGGATCATATGTTACTTTATCTTTAGCTTCTTCAACTTGGCCATCCATACCGCCATCACCCGAACCGTATGTGTTGCCTTCTAACATTTCATGTGCTACCATATTGATAACATCACCGTGCTTATCACTTAATTCATCTAATTCGTCGTCTGACAATGGTGTGCCATCTGTAAATTCTGCTGCTACAGCATAAGCATCAGCATAGTCTGGGCGGTCCCATGACTCTACACCGTCTAATTCAATACTGCTTAATTCAACTTGTTTACTGTTAATGATCACAGGTGCCGGATCGTATGCCTCATCTAGGTCTCCACCTTCACTACCTGTCTCTGCTGGTTCTGGTGTGTCTTCATCACCGATGGCATCTAATATAGCCTGATACATAGTTGGGTTCTTATCCATTAGATGATCCATGATCGTATCACGTGCATCTGCTTCAGGATCAACAGCCGCAAGTTCTTCTAGTGCATCAAATAGACTATCATCACCAAAGATATTATACAATACATTAGTTGCGTTCTGTGCATCAACACCTACCGGTAGCTCTTGGCTAAGGATGTCAATCAGTTTATCCTTGTCTTCATCTGTTTCTGGTAGTGCCCAGGTGCCTTCGCTGATAGCTGTAGCCCAAGTTTCAAATTGTTCTGTAAATTTATTTTCTTTTTTCATATTATAAGCCTTGTGCACCAAAGGTAGCGCATCTGTCATTTTATCATTAAACACACGCTTGATGAAGCGTTCTTTCATTTCTTCTAGATTAACATCATCTTCTGGAATATAACCAGTAGATGTAGATGAGAATTGTTCTTTGCAACGTGAATAACCTTTCTTACCACTCATGCGTTTGAGAGTATTGTTTAGCAGGCCGTGATATTCAAATGCCGACTCAACCATAGATTGTGTATCTGCATCTTCAAATGTTCTGCGGCGCACATTGTTTAGGAATGGTTTTAGTTTCGCACACTCTTGTGCCATTTCAGTGATATGTTGTCCAAGCTCATCGTGTGGTGTGCCACCAGCACTAACATGACGTGCCATGGCACGAGCACCTGTTAGGCTCTTGAATGGCATCTTAAAGCGTTCACCTTGGTCATTCTCAACATAAACACTGTTAATATTACGACTGCGTGCACCTGTCATTTCATCAACGATTGGTTTGTTGTGACGCACTATGATGCGCACTGGACCAAATTTTTCATAACTGCTTTTGCTAGTACCATATAATTTGCTTTCAGCTACTACTTCATCTTTATTGTATGTGCTGTCTGCTTTGCTTTGTTGTTGGATATCACGATGTTTTAATGTTGAGCGTGTTATGTCGCGTGGCTCAAAGCTCAATAGGTTTCTGCGGGCGAATTCACGCAGTTCACGCAAGAAGCTGTACCATTCTTTTTTCTGTTCTTTATCTAGATCATCGCTGATGTTCTTGCTAAAATAGACTTTCAAGCTGGTCTCATCGATCAAGCTCATGGTAATGTTGCCGTGGTTATCACCATCTACAACATAGTCAAAGTTGAAAAAACGTGCTTTTTCTGGATCACTACAGGCCTTGGCTTTATCGTCACCTAGGCTGACATCCTCAAAACGATCACGGATTTTCTCAAATAGACCTTCTGCAATTTTGTTAATTTCTCTCATAGTAATATTTATCTAGGATATAAAGAAAGGCATAGGCTGGACTATGTCTTCCAGGCTGTCTTTCATTTTAAGGTCTACTTGGCTGTCAAAGCTCTGCATGATCTGTGCTATACGCACTATCAATACCAGGCTCATTACTAGGTCATCGCTTTCACCTGGTTTAGCCGCATAGCTAGCACCTGATGCTACGAATGTTTTAAGCTCTGATATCAACGGACGACTATAGATAGTCATGCGACGTGATTCTATTAGATTTTTAAGTTTGGCACAGGCTGATATCTTGCTTTTATTTGTAGTATTAAAGCCTTTGCGATATCTGCGACCACTGCCCATACTACGTGGTTCGCTGAGGAATATACCTCGGATGTTTTCTTCACCTATTTCACTGATACTGATCAATGCCGCTTCACCTACACTATTGTTCTCAACGCTGTAGTAAATGCTGGTATTTGGCACGGTTTCAGCTAGATATTTGGTGATTTCTGTCAGTATTCCCACCTGTTGCTGTATGGGTGTGCGATTATGTTGCCACTCGGCTACCTGTGTAAAGCTAGGCAGTTCAAACACCTGTATACCCGCGGGATCTCCACCAGTGCCCAGACTAGGGTCCAATGACACAGCATAAGTTCCGTTAGGTTGTGGCTTCTTATACCAACGCACTTGCCCTTGATTTTCTATAGGATCAACACCTTGCATTTCTACTAGATAACTAGGATTAATCAAGGTTTCGTCCCAGATGATAAATTCGCAGTCCATCTCACGACGGAAACGTTCATCACCTAGCTGTGCTCGTTGTTGTATAGCCCATTGTTCATCACGATCCGGATGTTCATTCCAATAGCTACGGAATGATTTAAATCCATTGACGCCTAGTTCTGTTGGATTACCGTATTCGTCAAAGCACTTGTTGGCACCTTTCCAAAGAGTAGCGAACTGATCTTCATCGCTGTTAGGTGTTGATGTAATGATACATTTACCACCAGTGGCTAAGGTTGGGCTGATAGAAGTCCAAAACTCACGACCAATAGTAGGGCGCACAAACGCAAACTCATCTGCGTATAGTAACGAAATACTCATACCTCGACCAGTGTTTTCTGTTGTAGTAGCACTCACTATGCGACTACCATTGTCAAAGTCAATGCTACCTTTGTTATAACTCACAGCACCAGCACGTATGTAGTCCGGCACGCTTTCATAAGCGTAGCGTATACGTTGCATGATTTCCTGTGAGCCTGTGTATTTGTGTGCGGCAATTAGGATAGTGCTGTCAGGCACGAACATAGCATACCAGAGTAGATATCCAGCGGCTGATGTTGATTTACCTGTTTGCCGAGGCATCAGTGAGATGCTGAATCGGTAAGCATGGTATGAATGTATCAGGCGTTTCTGATACTCAAATGGCGCATACAACATACGTCCTTTAACAGGATGTTGTATATAGAAAAAGTTACTCATGAAGTATTCTGGACCCGTGTCGGGGTCAGCACACTTGGCGAATTCTTTTATCTGATCTTCAGTGAAAGATTCTTTTTGGTGAGCTTTTTTAACTATTACATCGAAGGAGTTTGCCATACTATTACTTATCTTAGTATGTTTAGGGTGTTACAATTACCAGGGTTTTTCGCCGGTCATGAATGGTAAACTAAACCATAATTTAAACCATTCGGGTGTTCCTGGTTTAATATCGTTTTCTTTTTGGTAGTTGATTTTTTCTGCAGCTGTGATGCTGGGATTGCTGCCTTCTAATCTAGTAGGAGTATCATAGCCTGTATATTCAGCTAGTCTACCTAGATTGCCGTTTAACCCAGCAAGTTGTTTGATTTGATCTAGATCATCCATGATTATGATTTACGTTTGATTGGGCCTGTGCGACCAACTGGACTTACTTTATGCACATCATCTAATTCTACACTGCGATGATGAGGAATGCTATGTTTGGATTTACTTGATACGGTATTAAAAGCTGATTGCATCATCATGTGCTCGGCTTCTGTATAAGGGCGTGCCACGTTATGTTTTTCAACCCAACTAGCTTCATCCATATCAACAGCTTTGCTACTTGTGCCGTCTGCCATACCTGCGGCCATCATTACACGATTAAGATTATAAGCACGGTCAACTCCTTCATCACGGAATAACCATTCACCTGTGCTGGCATGTTTTGCTTGTTTATTAATTTTGCCTTGGCGTTTGCCTTCTGTGACTATTTCATTGATTTTCATAATCGTCTTCGTCTTCGTCACGATCATTTAAGATACTGCGTAGGCTAGGAATACTACCTGGTTGGCGACGATCACTTAACCAACTCTCTAAGTGTGGCTCTAAGTAACTACGGATTTGTCCACTGAATGGACCTGGAACTTCACGACCATAACGTGCTAGATCGTTGGCGAGACTAACGGCATGTCTTAATGTTTTATCAAGCTCATCTAACATATCGCTGATCTGTGCTAAGTCTACTGCTTCTTCTTGGATAGGTTGCCCTGCTTCAATAGCATCCATCATCTCAACAAATTCTTTTAGCTCTTTCATATTATGCCTTGACGTCGTTGATCAATGATTGATAATCGTTCCATAGCATATTTTGGATAGCTTCCTTAACTGCCATTGGATTATCACCTGGATATTCTTTACGATATTGTTTTTTAGCACGATTTAGATCACCACCACTTGGAATAGATGCATCTAAGCCTGCTGTTTCTTCACGTGGTGAGTTTGTATATTCTACGTCACGTTCTTTTGGTCCATCTTCAGCGACTGTTTCACAGCCACATGGTGAACTACCGCAAGCACCACATGCTTCTTCAGCTTGTGTAGCTTGGATAGCGATCACTGGCATGCCTGATAGTTTACGAATTAGGTTAACCGCATCCTCTTCACCACTGGCTGACACGTTGATGTTGATGTCTTCTTTAACAGTATATTTCTTGCCATCAACTTCAAAGTCTTTAGCACCTGAGGCTTTAGCAGCCGCTAGTGCGCCTGAGAACTCGTTACCTTCTCCCATATCCATATTTTCTTCAGCTACTTTTTTGCTTGGCGGATTATTTCTTGCTTGAGCCGCTTTTAATGCTTTTTCTTTTGAGTAAGTTTGTTGAACTTTATGTCCTATGTATCCACCAGCGGCGGCACCAATTGGACCTCCTGCAAGGGCTCCAAGTGTTCCTCCAATAGCTGCTCCAGTAATACCTTCATCGCATTTGCATGGTGCGCAATCACATGTTGAACATGTTTCACCTTCACCAACTATCACAGCTGATGGCATAGAACCGCATTCAGCTAGATCTACATGACATGCAGCTAAGAACATTTCACGTTTGAAACGTGGATTTTGTTCCTTAAAGAAATCAGCATAGTGTAGAGCGTGTTCTTTACGTTTTTCTAGATCTTCAATGTCTTTGATAGTATCAGCACATTGACGGAAATCTTTACGTGTTGCGGCTTCTTCTAAAGTATGTGTCAATGGACTTGCTGAATCACTTGGAGCCATTGCTGCAAGATTTTCATTGCACTTACATGGAGCGCAATCACATGCTTCACAAGTCTTAACAGGTAATCCTGCAAGTTTAGCGATCTCATCTAGCTCTTGTTGAACATTGACCACTGGAGTTAATACTGCTTCATCCATAGCTTCTTGTTCTGCTAGCTCTTGAGAATAGTGATCCCATGCTTCTTTTGTTGTATAGATTGGGTGATTGCGGATCGCATCTTTGCCCTCTTTAACTGTTACTTTAGTCATTTTACCTTTACTATTTTTAATAGTATCTCCAAAATTAGTAGCCTCTTCTACTTGGCCTTTGTTATGTGCTTTCCATGTTGTAGCGTAAGCGATCGCTTTATCTTTACCAGATAAATGTCCGTCTTTGCTTAAAGATTTTTTAATACCCTTAACCATACGTTCAGCTTTAGCGCCTGGGGGTGCTACTTCGTCCATTTTATCATGTTTAGCACGGATCATAGCCATTTTCTCTTTGCTTGCGCCTTCACGACCTGCTTTCTGTAGAGCTTGCATACCTTCTTTACCATATTTCTTCTTACCTAGGTATGCTTGTAGTCCGCTTTCATCTACTTCGTCTTTGTCTTCATCATCTTTTTGTGCGGCACCACCGTAGGCACGACCTTTAACGAAACGGCTTGATGACTTATAGTCATCATCTTTCTCAGCACGCTCATCTTCTTGCTTGTCTTTAAGAGCTTGTAGGCGTTTGCGTTTAGCAACAGCATCTTTGTCTATATCAGCCGGCTCGTGTTTTTTAGCATCTTTAGCCGCTGATTTCATTGGCTCATCAGTGTCGCCGTCTTTGTCAAGATCTAAGAAGTCTGGCTTAGCCGCTTCCTTTAGTTTTTTATATTCTACAGATCTAACTGCTTCAATGATGCTAGTTGGTTTTGTCATGGTGTTTTTTCCTAAATTTTGTTCTGCTAATGGTAAATCTTCTTGTGTTCCAGCCGGAACATTTGTATTCACTCTCGCAGTAATTCCTGGTTTTGCACCTTGTACTGCTTTTAGTGCTTTTTCTTTAACTTTTGGATATGCTGATAAGAATTCTTTAAACTTTCTTCCTCTGAAGAATATTTCTAAATCTTCTCTGCTAGACAACACAGTGTCAATAGTTGGATCACCACCTGCACTAAAATCAATTCCATTGGCTTTCCAAGTTGCTAATGCAGCATACATTTGTGCATCTGTCATCCTAAATGGTCTTACGCCAAAGTCAAGATCTATATACGGTAATTTATTTTTCCAAGCTCTAGCAAGTAGGCCCCAGTTATATTTGCCAGCTTCAGGTGTTCCTTCTGGGTATCTAGATTCTTCTGTTAGGCTTTCTGCCGCTATATCTAAATCATCAATATCTGTGTATTTCTTACGAGAATGTTTTTTAGGTTCTTCTTTTGCTTTACCTGCATTTTTATTGATGCTAATAACATCAGCACCTTGACCGGCTTGTTTATCTTGTTTAGCATCTGCTTTTACTTCTGGCTCAGGCTTTTTATCTGCTGCCGGGACATTATTCCAAACGCTGGTATCTTGCGAAGCCTCAGGAGGTTCAGGAGCTGTAGTTGGTTGCTCTGGAGCTATTGCGCCTTTCTCTACTTCTGCTCTGGCCGTATCAGAATCTTTTTCAATCTGTTGTGCAGCCTGTGCGGCCTTTTGATCTTGCGGTGTGACCTGACCTGATGCTACTTTAGCATTTAGGGCACGGAATCTTTGATCAGTGTTGTCGATGACTTTGCGTAGTGCATCTTGGTTGGCTTGTGTTTTAGCCAACATACCTTGTGTTTGTTCAATCTTTTGACGATCGGCTTGCTCGGCTTGTTCTGCACGCTCTAGTTCTTTTTCTTGTTTATTAACGTAAGACACAATAGCTTCAAAATCATTTTTAGCCTGTGGTTTAGCAAATCTTGCTTTGGTCGCTAGTTTAACCACATCAGGATCTGCGCTTCTAGTTAGGTCATCTGCAGGAACTTCTACACTGGGTTCTTTACGTTTGGCCTTGGCTTCTTTAAAGCCCATAAAACGTTCTTCAAGTTGGGTAACCGCCGACATGATATCACCTCGAGGATCTACACTTTCGTAGATGGGCTCAGCGGTTGAGACTGGGTTGGCTTTAGGTGTTAGACCGTCAAGTTTTCCCAAGATATCATAGATGTTGTTGCTCATGCTATCTGCCTTTTACTGGACTTGGTATTTTGTTTTTTGTGCTACCCATTGGGCTTAGATCACCTGTTGGTACACTATTAGTAGTCTTACCGTATGCTGGATCTTTGTCGCCACCAACGGTAGTATCATTACCAGCCACGTCAAACTTGGCTGTTTTGTTTAATTCTTTAAGGATAGTTTCTGCACCAGCATAGGCTTTACTTGCAGCTTTTTGATCTGCACTGGCTTCTGGAAGCGGTTTGGTTAATACATCTTCACCTTGTTTAAATTCTTTGACATCGTTACCTTCTAAATTCCAACGACGCTGTTCTTCTGGATGATTAGCGGGAACTACTACAACGTTAGCTAATGGGCAACCTAAACGTTCAGCCACGATAGCACGTAATTTTGCATCATTTACTGGATATTTTAACACAGCATCCATTAAAAATATTTCGCAATTTGGAATGCTTGGAAAGTCAATATCATTGGCTTTGATTGGTAAGCGTTTTGGAGCACCTACGCTTTCTACTGCGTATTCTTCTAGACCAACTTTAAGTCCGTCTAGTTTATCCTTAGGATCACAGTTAGCGATCTTGATGCGGAATTCATAAGTTTTTTGGACTTCTGAAAGATATTTTAAAAAGTTCTTCATGTTTTAGTATCCTATTAGTGTTATTTATCAGATTTACCCAAGATCTGCTTGAGCAATTCGTTGCGATCTAGTATCACTGCCCGCCCATCTTCTGCATCTACTATCTTATCTCCATCTGATTTATTGCTATCTTTGGCTATTTGTGCATCTAAACGAGCTTTTTTCAGCTGTAGATCAACCATACGTAGCTTCTTATCCAGCTTGGCTTGCTTGGCTGTGATAGCGTGTCCTAGCAGGGTGCCTGCTGTGGCTAGGATGTGTCCGCTGAAGCGTGCTTCAACGTTCATGCCTAGGTCAATTAGGTCCTGGAATTTTTCTTTAGCAAGATCACTGAGATCATCCAGCTCTTTATCGCTGATGTCTAGATCATTGACATAGGGCAAGGCCGCATCAATCTTATCGATAGCTAGATCAACTTCTTTGATGATGGCGCGATTTTCTTCTATGTTGGATTTGGCTTCTTCTGGGGTTGTAGAGTCAGCAGGTGGTAGGTTAAATAGTTCTTCTAGTTTCTGTGTCATAGTAGAAGTATTTACCGCTTCTGATTCTTGAAGATATCAAACTCGGTTACTACTCTAAAGCGCATATTATTGGCTCGACACCAACTGTCGGCGGCTGCCCACTTGGCCATGTTCATCGCTACCATGAGTTTATCACGATAGCTACGAGCTGATTCCATGGTGGCTTCTTTACTAGGTTTGATTTCTACTAGTTCTGTGTGCTGTCTTTGGTTAGCATCTACGTAGACCACTAAGAAGTCTGGCACATATATAGTTTGTTTACCTGATACAGGGTTAAAATAAGGAATCTTAACTCCTTCACTGACCCAATTTAATACTGCGGGATTGTTATCACAGAAGCTCATAAATGTAAATTCCCATGAACTGCGATAGCTGGGCAAGCGTTTACCCATGTATTTCTCAGGATTCTTAACTTGATATTTGCCTTGTGCGTATTTGCTCATTATGCTAGAATAGTGCGGGTGATATACTTGCTGGTAAGTGGGCTATTGCTTAATCCTAATAGACTAGTACCCGAACGATTAAGATTTAGGAACATAGTTAAATATGCATTAACTTCGCTGATACTATTATATGCTACACTTGGTCCCGGCTTGGCATATGGATCATCAGCTGTTGCTGATGTGCGTTGTGAATATTTTCCAGCGGTGTAGCTTACAAAAGAAAAATTATAGACAACCGTTTGACCTTGTAATGCTTGCTTTTGGGCCTGATAACCCTCAGGTGATACTATAGTTCCGTTGTTTGACTTGTAAAAAATGTCAAGTTCAGGAAGATAAAATAACTGTCCTTCGGGATAACTGGTTAGATTTTCTAATACGTCTTGATAGTTATTATATTCTGTTATAACTGTTTCTGTCAAGGGAGTGATCACTGGCAGATTGGCTAGATTCTTATCACTGAGTTTTTTTAATTCTTGGACCAGACCAACTGGGTCTAGATTCTGTTGAGTGGCTGTATAGATCACAGCGGCAGCTAGAGTCTTACCAGCATCTACATCACCTGTGATTGATTGGAAGTAGGCGACAACAGTGTCGTTAGTCGCGGCACTGACGCTAGGAGTTTGTGTGTAATAATTGTTAAAGAATGTGGTAGTGCTCTGTGGTTGCCCTACATCAGTTGGTAAATTACCTGGAACTACTGCCATAGTTGTTTTCCTTTAATTCGTGCCTTGACCGCTGTTGGGATTTTGATTTTCAGCGGCATTCATATTACCACCACTGCCAGCGAATCCTGGGAATGACGGACCCGATGCTGATAATCCAGCTTTCACTGTGCTGCTCGTTGGAACAAAGATACTGCTTAATGGATTCTTACCTTTCATGATGTCATTGCCGATGAATGATAGATCTAAACTTGGTGTTTGTTTGAGCTGTGTATTACTACCAGTTAAGATATTAAATACATTGATTCCATTCTGCACTGTCGACCCTACATCTCCGTTTTCTATACTATTTAATAGGCTTTGACCTTGACCTATCAATCCACCAAGACTGCGCAACGGACTCGGAGTATCGTCATAATGTATTTCATCAAAACCTAACACTGTACCTTTATTAACTGGACCAGCCTGATACAGGACTGATTCATAACCAATAGTCATAGCATGTTCCATTGGTTCATACCCGCCTGCTGCGTGATCTCCGTGTTGGAAACTTTGTATCATTGGACGCACTAATGTATAGCTACTAAAACGTTTCTGATGTAGACTATAGATACGTATAGCATTTAGATAAGGCAAGTTACCTGCAGATGACTTAGGACTAAAGCCCCAGTTCTGCTGTTGACGTTGTTTATACTTGCTGTCATCTTTATAATTGTCCAATTGATAGTCGCTGTCTCTATAGTAGTGACTAAAATAACCATACCAAAATTTACGCACTACATCTGCACTGTCATCATGGAATGTGATGCTGACTGGGTCGTAGTTAACACGTTCTTGTTGGATGGTCTTGCGATTATAAGCATTGTAGGTTTTATTCTGTATAGTAAATTTGGGCAGTTGCACACTCTTGGCCATGAGACCTGTTTCAATCTGACTTATTTGATCGATGCCGGACATCGCGGTGTTAACATCCATGAACACATGGAATAGATTGTTTAGTTTAGGACTTAGTCTATATAGTCCATCGACAAAGGTCCGTGTGGCATGTTTATAGTCCTTGATGTTTTGTTGAGGGGCTATAGATTGCAGCAGTTGGCCAAATATATTATTCTGAGACATTATCTCTTCCTGTTTATATTATTTATCGCCAAAAAAAAGCCCGGATTTTAACCGAGCTTTTTGAGTTGAGTCGTCTGGATTAACCAGTAATAACTGTACCTAGTGTTCTTGTGATTGATGAACCGATACCACTTGAACCTACTGGAGTTTGTAGAGCGTTGTCAAAACGGATTGTTAATTGGATCGTTGCAGCTTCGTTAGTAGCATAGTTAACATCACCGTAGTCAGCCGCTGTTAAGAAGCAACCATCTAACTGCCATGTTTCTAAAACGTTAGGAGTATTAGCACCATTGCCGCCATCAAGGATTTCAAGAACAGTTGTGAATTTATAATCAATACCTGAACTTGCTGATGATTGTTCAAAGAAGTCAAATTGTTTTTGCATCTGTTCACCAACACGACGAGTAACTTCGCCACCCGCATCATCACGTAGCATGCAAGTAACAGTTTCCCAAGTTGGCTTACCAGCTAGGTATACCTTGCTGTTGTAGATGTCAATGGTAATTGGTTCCATTGAGACTTGTGGACGTTTAAAATCCATTACCTGTTTTGTTAGTTCAGTTGTAGGTTGTGTAACACCAAAGTTTAAGAAAGTTACGCGAAAGCGGAACTTTAGTTTCGGCATTAACAAGCCCTGTGAACTAGCACTTTGACTTGTTGATAATGGTACTGTAAAGTTGGTTAATGACGCTGTTGCCATTTTGTATATCCTTTTATATATTTACCTTTTATTGCCTACGCTTTGGGAGGAGTTAACCTCCCATTAACTGCGTATATTATTGTATTGTTAAAGCTGCACCAGTGTTTTGTAAACGAACTGGAATGTAAATGAACTCAATCGCTTTAACTGGTTGTATCGCGATATCAACCCATAACTCATTGCGATCAATACGATCACCTGTGTTATTTGTTTCATCGCATACTACCAAATAGTCATAGATTGCACGTTTAGCGATCAAATCATGGAATACTGCGTTGAACGCTGACTCCACTTGACCACGTGTAATAGCATCATTTGGTTCAAAAATGTATGGCGTCGCAACTCTAGCTAGAACAGTTCTTAAGTAGCAGACTAAACGTGCTACGTTAATACGATCCATCGCTGATGTTGTTGCTGAACGTGTTTTTTGACCGTATGCAACTATACCAACACCTGGTAAGATCGTTAATGGATTAACTCTACCTGAGTATAATACATCACGTAGACCTGTAGTAACACCAATACTTACAAATGTGCTGTCATTATTACGATCAACATAACCAATCGCTGTAACATTGTCTACTAGACCACGACGAACACCTGCTGGTGCAAACCATGGATAGCTGACTGAATCACTGCGGATGATTGTGCGTAACATGATATGGCTTGGCGGAACTGCCACAGCATTGCCAGCTAGATCAGTGCCAAGACCACTTGGATAGTAAACACCTAGGTATTCACTGTTGCTGACTAGGCCTTCTTCGCCATTGTCCACTGCCAAGTTAGTATTATTAGCCCATTGTTGTAATGTTGTGCTGTTTGCAGGTAAGTCGATCGGGCTGTCACCAATGATGAATGCTGTGTTAGTGCGATCATTGTTTAATGTGATCATGTCGCTGATCAACTCTGGATATCCTGGGCAAACGATTAAGTTATACTGTGTGCCTTCTTCACGTAGCTCTGTGCTGGTTGCTATAGCTGATTTCATAGCTTCTACCACTGTGTTACGTTGTGCTTTATGACCAAAGTATGGAACATTGGTTGTAGGATCTACACCACTATAACTTACCCATGCATCAACCTCAGTTGGTGGGTTAGCATCATTTTCAAAATAACCTACACGGAATTTTTTAACATTGTAACCAGTGCGACGTGTGTTGAATAATAATGTACCACGAGCATATAGTCTATAGTCCGGAGTATCTGAATCAATATAGTCACTGGTTAATAGTGAGCTAATGCTTGGTAGATCATCAGTGATTGGATTAACTGTACCATCTGTGTCCCAACGTGCATCTGCAAATAAGATACCGTTCGCATCAACATCATCTGCATTGTCGATTAGACTCCATGTAAGACCGTTATAACGGTATAACACTGGATAATTTTCTAAGTCAGCTTGTGATGTTGAAATCCATAGATCACCTGCTACTAATGGTGTAGTTCCATCACTTTGTTTTGATGGTTGGCTAGCACTTAGGATAGGACCATATGGATCAGTGTTAGTTAAGTCATAACCACGTGCATCAGTGGAAACATTTCTATAACCTTTCCAAGCTGTACCATCGCTGATCATGATATCTACATCCAATGGATTGCTATAATACCACAGTGTTCCATCATCTGGGTTGCTGTATGGAGCCGTCGTTGAGTAAGTATAAGTCAACGGAGTGAACGGACTTGCTAGGTATACTAGACCTGCTGATATTGTTTGGATATGTGTATCATTGATAATACCAGCTGTAGTTAATGGAGTACCTGTGAGATATGTAAACTGCATAGTTCCACCAGCTAGATGACTGATGTAAATCCTACCGCTGGAATCAAAGCCTGCTGTGATATTTGGCAAGTTAGCTGATAAAATGCTGGTTACCAAGTTAGTTGCTGTATTAGCTGATAGTGTAACTGTAGCGTTAGCTAGTGTTGCTGAACCAGGAACAGTAACTTCCATCAAGAAGCTGTTACCTGACACGTATGTCGCTGAACCACCTGCTACGTTACCTGTTACTGTAAGCACACCTGCTACATTCTTGATAAACGGTTTAAATTGTGTTGTTGAAGTGCTAGCACTGTCATACTTAACGTATAATGTGCCTGCTGCTAATGTAGCACCACCACCAACTGGATCTAATCCTTGTATAGCTGCCGCATCTGTAGCGTATAATGAGCTAGTCAATGATTGGAAGCTACTTGTTGTTGTGCTGTATTCTTTAATAGCCCAATCAGCACCATTACCAGTCGCAGTTGTTTTTAACCAAACGCTGCCATTTGGGCGTGGTGTTACGTCTGTGTCTCTCCATGCTGGAGGATTTGTGTAACCTGCAAATGTCAGTGTTGGACCATTGTATGTGTATGTGTTGCCACCATTTGAAATTGTAGCGATATTAGATTGTAAGATACCTAAATTAGCTGCAACGTCAAGGTTACCTGTTAATACACTACCTAGTGTAATTGCTAGTGTGTTTGGTGTAGCTACAGCAGTATTGATAACACCACGTGCATTACCTGCAGCATTACTGTAGATAATCGTGCCACTGTTTACATATAGTTGGATCTGTCCAACTGAGTTAAGTGAAGCACTAACACCTGGAATAGTTGCGGCATTGATGTTAGTAACTGCTGAACTAATAGTAGTTCCAGTCATGTTAACCGTATTACCGTTGATGATTAATTTGCTACCTGCTGAAATTGTTACACCGCTGGTTGTACCACGAACTGCGGCAACTTGTGATTTCCAACTGTCGCTACCTACTATTGACCAACTATTGTTATAACCTTTGTAATAGATTGGGTTATTGCTGTTTGTTGAGTTAACAGCATAGTCACCAATACTACCAAATGATGCTAAAGGAGCGCCTGTTGAAGCACTACCTACTAGGTAGCCAACATCTGTAATGATCGTCGGAGTTGTGTATAAAAAGCCTTCTTCACTGTCCCATACATAGATACCCCAGTTTGTATTAGTTAGATCTAACCAATATGTGCCATCTGCTGGTGTGCCTGTTGGACGGATACTTGTGCCTTCTAGCTGAGCTAGGTCAACATTGGCACGTTGGATATACATTGTATTAGTAACACCGAGTGCGCTATAAGCAGCTAATAAACCATACTCGTTTACTTCACTGTCTTGCACTGGATTACCGTTAGCATCCATTTCAAAATATGGGTTTCCAAATATGTTAACTAGATCGCGTTGGCTGGTAATTGTAACTAGTTTTCCAGCATTGACCATAGTCGTTCCTGTCGCAACAGTTCCACTTGGGTTTTGTTTATTTGTTGCTGTGGCTAACAAGACATAAGCAACTGAACCAGCGGCTGTTGGTGTGTATTGGCTTTGGTCGATTATGGTGACCTGTACGCCTGGTGATGTTAATGATGGCATTATAATATTTCCTTTTAAATGATGCTTTAAACTATTTATAATTTTTTCTCATTTTTGGTAGCTTAGAGTGCCCTTTTAAAGGTTCGCATAAATAGGTATATGCAATGGCGAAAATTATGTGCTGTTTGTGGTAAAAAACCCTGTGCAGTCAATTATAAACGTGGTGATGTCACCTATTATAGAAGTCGATGTGACGGTTGTATCCGTAAGAAAAATCACAAGCCTGTGCCTAAACCTCGTTGGCTATTAGAAGGTTATAAAAAGAAACCACACTGTGAAAAGTGTGGCTTTAAGGCTAAATTAAAAGAACAGTTATTTGTCTATCATGTTGATGGAAATCTGAATAATAACAATCAACTTAACTTAAAAACAGTCTGTGCTAACTGTCAATACGAAATTGCCCGAGAGGGTTTAGGATGGCGTCAAGGCGATCTTGTACCTGACTATTAATAATATTTGCATCAATCTGTTGATACAGTTCTTCGATAGTTCCATTGTTGTTTAACACCACATCAAACTTTTGTCCTACCCATGCAGTTTCGCTAGCATGAACACCCAATTGTTCTATACGATGTTTGCTCAAAGCCCAACTAGTATTTCTAGTAGGACCCTTATTCATACTCTTAGCATCATCAAACCAAGTAGGTTCTGGTCCACGTTTAATACGCACCACCTGTCCACCCGCACCGCGTATGGCTTTAATTTCATTAGGGAATCGGCAGTCTGTGATGACGATATCATCTAGGCCAGAGCGTAGGCGATTTTCCAAGCTGGCTACCCACATGTCATCATGGAATCCTTTGCGTATGACTTCAGTTCCCCAATATTGTAGGACCCAACGCGGTGTTACATCACAGCCCAGGCGTTTACTCCACCATTCATCTCGGGTTTCGCGCCAGATTCTTGATTGATTAGTGCGGCCTTCTAATAGCTCGCGATCCCACCCAAAAACTTGGCTTACAGCATCTTTAAGACTGTTGGCAAAGCTCTCACGTTTAAATCTATGAAAATTGACTAGATAGTCTGCGACAGTGTCTTTACCAGATCCAATAAAGCCCACGATACCAATAATTTTAGCCATTAAAAAACTCCCTGTATATGTTTATTATACGGGAGTTTTTGTCTACGGTCTAGACTTTTTTAACCAGTTATCCAAGTTAATGGCATACTACCATCAACATAGTTCTTGATATCTTCATCTAATCGATCTAATAGTGCTTGACCTTCTGATTTAAGTGCTGTACCATTTAATGTAGTACCGCCTTGTGGGCCTGCGATGGTAGCAAACTTTTCACGTGCTTGTCCTATGCTCATCATCACCAGTGCATAGGCATAGTCTTGGATCCACGGAAATGTGCCTGGGTCATTGAGTAGCATGATGTCTGGTTTATAATTGTCAAGATGTAGTAGCACGCTTTCATTATACGTTGGGTTTGGACTCTTACCTTCCCAGGGCATCTTACGGACGATAGTGACTTTCTTAGTAACCTTATTCCAGGTAAAATTCATAAAGCCACCAAACATGGTCATGGCTAATTTTTGATAGTCTACAAATAATTCATAGCTGGCTAGGCCGCCAACTCGACCAGCTACTAACATATAGGTGTTTAAGTAACCACTTGCGAATGGTTCAAATTGACTAGCAGTAGTTCCTGTTACACTACCAATACCTCTACGATAGATAGCACGTATATTCATGATATTATTAGGCAGGATATATTCTTGTGTTTCTGGTTGTAGATCTAAGAATCCATAGCTTTCTTCTACACTGTTGCTACTGCGTTGGCGATATCGTATAAGGGCTTGTTGGATACCCATGTCATAGTGTTCGCTGTCTGCTTCAACATCGATCATACCATCACCTAATCTTAGGCGAATGTAGTCTTTGATGATATTTTTTTGTGTGGCTACCGTGTCTAATTGTGCCTGTAGATTTGCATCAAAGGCTATATGTCCAGCACCAGTACCTGTGTTCGCTACAAATAGCGAATCAGTTTTCAGACTTAGGTTAGCTGTTAAGGTACTAGAAGTAGAACTGATATTTCCTGGTATTAAGTCAGACATGTAATTATCCTGTTATCATGTATTTATTACCGACAACAGGATAAGTTTGGCTTTACGCTACCTTGAGGGGGATTAGATTACTTTAAGCAGGATCGTATCAGCGTTGATGCGTCCATTGAGTTTGATTTCTGTAGTCTTGATGTTTTCTAAGAACTTACGTAGTTCTACTTTACTACTGCCTAGAAATGCTTTAACCTGTTCTTCAGGTTTACGCAGGGTTTTCTGTGTGCTCTTTGTTTCGTTAAAGCCTATGATCGTAGTGCCTTTAACACCTAATGCGCCACCTTGGTCTTCTGCTACATACTTGCCTAGTTTACGATTCTTAACGTTGTAGACCCATAGCTGTTCAGCACCAACGATGTCCACAGGATTGATCGATACCAGCTTCATTCCAGCATCTTGTTTAAGATATTTTAAACTCTTAACTATTTTTTCTTTAGCTGGTGGCTTACGCACTGCGGCTTTTTTAGTCGCTTTTTTAGTTTGATTGTAGGCAGTCAAGTCAGCGAATAGTTTATCATAAAAAGCATCATAGCGTTTATAGTCTGCGGCTTTCATATAGCTGTATGCGTCTTTAAGATCTTCATCTTTGGTTGTTCTTGCTTCACGCACTTCTGCACAGCGTGGTTCAAACACTGCCTGTATCTTGCTGATCAATACCTGTGGAACATTGTTCTTAGTCAGATATTCGTAGGCTTTGGGATCTACAGTTTCTCCCATATATAATGCATCTTCTAGCATTTCAAAATAAAGGATATGCTTTTTAGCCACTTCATTCATACGATCCTGGATTGTTGGAACATAGACCTGTGTTTTTTTTACTTCTGGCTTGGCTTCAAAGTCCTCATCATTATCTGCTTTTAATGTCAGCACACGTTTAACAGCATCGAGTATATATTCTACATGACGATCACGTAGAGGCATACCGCGTTCATGTGCTTTGATCAAGGCACACACAGTGAATGGTGTAAGACTGTCAGCTGAGCGTTGATAACGATCAATAGTAGTTTTATCTAACTTATGGAGCCCTTGCTCACCTTCATGTTGACGTAGCCAGGCCACAACATACTTCTTAAGATCTTTAGTAGTATAATAATAATTATAATAACGAAAACTATCACGTAGATGATGGTCAAATTCTTCATTTGAAAAAGTTAGGGCACGATCATAATCCCAAGTAGGTTCTTTGCCTGTGTATTTTTCATCGCTAAAGTTAATGTTACTAACTTTGGCTTTCTTTTTCATACCATCAATCTTGATTGTCATAATATCCTCTCTTGTTTATATTTAATTATACAGGATTTTATTCTGCTGTCAACTGTCCTACCATATCAATCACACCACTTAGACAAGTTGGACAAAAACTAGCTGGCAATATACCAATGTCACCTTCAATTCCGCCTTCATCTGATGTGTAATTACAACTACATATTGAACATGTATGATGCTCTTCTTCCAACCATTGTTGCTGTTCTAGCTGTTGTTGGTATGCTTCTGCGCTAATCAATCTGACCACCTTCGCTTTCTACCGCCGCTTTTTGTAATTCACGATTGACCATTTTATATGCCGCACGTTCCATACTGTCTAGATCGTCCCAAAGCTCTTCCATGCTGTTTAAGGCCCCGAAGAGATTGCTATGCCCATATTCTTCACCGTGCCATTGCACGATACTATATGCTTCACCTATGTCCATATATACTGGTGTTCCCATTATTGTTCTCCAAGTTGGAATTTTTTAAGATATTCTCTCGCTTCGGTCAGGTCTGTCACAGGTTCAGCAGTGTCTAACAACATAGCGTGACGTGATAATTGTAGTATCCTTTGGGCTCGATATAAACGTTCATAACGGCTTTCTCCAGGATAGGGTTGGCTCCATTTATAGTTCATTATTCACCTTCCTTGATTGGAGTGATCGATGAGTGGAATTCATTGTCCCACGGTGGATCTGATATAGCCGCGGGCGAATAGGTCATGATCTCTTCTAGGCTTTTAGTGCCCGCAGTTTTATGAGATATTACCTGTTTAATTGGATTGTTGTTAGTGTATAAAAGATATGCCAGATAAGGCACTGTCACTATACCTATTAGGATTAAAGTGCCGTTGCTATTTAATAATTTGGTAAGAGAATCGTTCATTTAATCGCTCCTTTATTGTATGTATTATAGCATCTTTTGGTTAAAAAGTCAACCATTTAACAGCACACCAAAAGTCAAATATTGCTCATAATGGGCTATTTCTTGGTTGATTTGTTCTAATAATTCCTTGTGCTTACGGGTTTGACGACCCATTCTACGGCAGTTAATTTCTTCTTCTGATAATTTTTTAACCATGGCACCTATAGCATCGCTCATTTTCAGCATGTCATTGGTATGCTTTTTCATTTTATGTGCAGGTGCTTCTAGTTCAATTTGAACCTGTGCCCAGTCTAAACTTTGAGTAATTTCAGCCATGATACAAGTATAACACATTTTGGCTAGCTTGTCAATGTCGATAAATACTAGATAATAGGATTAGCTAATGCCACGTCTAAGTTTATATCGTCCGGAAAAGGGCAACGACTACAAGTTCTTTGATCGACGTATCAGTGAAATGTTCACAGTTGGTGGAGTTGATGTTCATATCCACAAATATCTCGGACCTTTAACACAGGGCAATGTCAGCATGACCGAACCCGGCGGTGCTACTACTCTACTAGGAATCCAAGATTTACTATTCTTAGAAAACCGTGATCGCAAATATGATACTAGTATCTATACCATGCGAACTATCTATCGCCTAAACGACAATGACTTTGATCTAACACAGTTTGGATTATTCTTGACTGGCGACACCATGTTTGCTGTGTTCCATCTGAACGATATGATCGATACTATTGGTCGTAAGATCATAGTGGGTGATGTCATGGAACTACCAAACTTAAAAGACTACTATCCATTGGATGATACTGTTCCTACAGCTCTTAAACGTTATTATGTAGTGCAAGATGCTACCCGTGCGGCAGAAGGATTTGCGCCAACTTGGTATCCACACCTATGGCGGGTTAAACTACAACCATTGGTAGACAGCCAAGAATACAAAGATATCATTAATACTCTTGATGCTGGTGATAATACTGATAGTTCAATAGCAGATGTCCTAAGCACTTACCAAAAATACATTGATATCAATGATGCTATCGTTAGCCGTGCTGAACAAGATGTTCCGGCTAGTGGTTATGATACCAGTGCGATCTATACTGAGCCAGTCAATCCAGATGGCACACCTGGTGATCCGGGTGGTTTAGATTCTAGCCAGGTCAGTGATGATGCCAGTGATGTCAATGATGATGCAAGTTCGGCTACACTAACATCAGCTAAGAAAGTAGAAGGATATTTAACTGGAGATGGCCTACCACCAAACGGTGCCGCAGTTGCCGCTGGTATCGCTTTCCCAAATGCTCCAGGCGTGGGAGATTTCTATTTACGTTTAGACTATGTGCCTAATAGATTATTCCGTTATGACGGGCGTCGTTGGGTCAAGATAGAGGATGCTGTGAGAACTAACCTAACACCAGGATCAACCAATACTACACAATTAAGTGGATTCGTCAATGACACTAACAAGTTCATGAGCAACAGCGTTGCTTGGGACGCTATACGCATCAGCAGTGGCACATATACACCTGCGGCCAATGCGTTTACTTTATCATTCAATGTCACCACTGGTAATATAGTTGTTAAAGTTCCATACGTCAGCGGTTATGGCGCTAAGACCTATATCAACAGTATCAAAGTCAACAACACCATCAGCAACTCAAGTGGCAATATTGGCATACACGTGGCCAATACCTATGTCAATGGTGACCTATTAGAATACACAGTTTACGAACACGTGATCAATGAACGTCAGAGCTTATCACAAGCCTTGCGTCCTTCAGCGGATAACATATAATGGTTACTTCTTATAATATAGATGATATAACCGCTAGTATGGCTAAATCTGGTTATGCTGTAATAAAAAACTTTTTAAATACAACAGAATTAAACTTAGCTTTAGAAGATTGTAAAAAAACTCCGCCAAATATACGTATCGAAGATGGCTCCGGCACTGTTACAATGTTTCATGGCTCCGGCAGTCCTGTTGTAAACAAAGTATTTTATAAAAAAGCACTTGAATTATCAAAACAAATAGATCCTAGAATGGATACTGTCGCCGGAAATGGCATGTATTTTAGTGAACAGACGTTTGCATATTGTAATTGGGATTGGCATTTAGATCATGATGTATTCTATAGATGGCAACAATTACATAGTTATTATAATTTTTTTATTCCTATCATTAAAGAAGATCCAAAATTATCAGGATTAAGTATTATCCCATTGGATGTTATAAAAAAAGAATTTCCACAATATTCTGACAGATTATATAATAATGGCGCATGTCGTTTTTATCCAAAAGGTAATATAACTACAGTCTACGACGACGAAATTGATGAAATTTTTGAACTGCCTGTTAATATAGAAAATATTAAAATTAGTCCAGAAATAGGACCCGGAGACTTATTACTTCTAAAAGGCTGCGTGATACATCACGCACAAGATACGTTAACACATAGAGTAGCCTTATCGATGAGAGTAGTTCAAGGCTCTTATATATTATCTAGAAAAAAATTAGATTCTGGCGGATTATGGAAAAAGCATGTTATAAAATCTACTCCTGAATTATCAAAAATGTATGAAGTATTTGATGCATTAAACAAAGAAGAAATAACATCAGTTGAGTATACTGAATATTTAAAGTTAAATTAAAAAGGTAAAGTTACAATGGCAGCCTTACAACAATATTTTTATGATGCTCAGATTGAGCGTTTCCTAGCACAGTTTATCCGCATGGTAAGTGGCTTCCAAGTTGAATTTGGTCAAGACCGCAGTGGTAATAAAACTCTACAACGTGTGCCTGTTTACTATGGTGATGGCAGTCGACAAGTGGCCGCTATCATTAATAACATGAGCGAAAACGCCTTACCAACTACACCAGCCATGACCGTTTATATCAACAACGTCACCTATGATCGTGATCGTGTGCAGGATCCTACATTCGTTGGCAAGATGAATATCCGCCAACGCTATTATAACGAAGACACACAGGAATTTGAAAATCGTCAAGGTAATGCTTTTACCATTGAACGTGCTATGCCTGTCCCATATACCTTAGATCTTAAATTAGATATCTGGACATCAAATACCAAACAAAAATTACAGCTATTAGAACAGATGATGGTCCTGTTTAATCCAGGTATGGAAATACAATCAACAGACAACTATATCGATTGGACTAGCCTGAGCGTGGTTTATTTAGAAAGCCCAACTTGGACTAGCCGTAGCGTGCCAATTGGTACAGAAAATCCCGTTGATGTCGCTACACTTACATTTAAACTACCTGTGTGGATCAGTCCACCGGCCAAGGTTAAAAAACTTGGCGTCATACAAAAAATCATCGCCAGCATACATGATGCAGATGGCAATCTCAGTGATGCTGTTTATAATGATACCAATCTATTAGGTAATCGTCAATACTTTACACCATTGATGTATGGAGTATTGTTGATCGGCAACCAATTAACTTTATTAAAAATACAAGATGTTGAAACACCGCGTGAACCTACACTCAGCACACCAACTAAGATTGGCACCCGTGATGTTTGGCGCGATCTCATCAATGTCTATGGTGTATTAGAAAACGGTATTAGCCAGGTAAGATTATTACAAGAAGATGGTATCACTGAAGTCATCGGCACTGTCAGCTATCACCCAACTGATGATAGTATATTGATCTTTAACGTAGACGTAGACACTACCCCTGGTAATACATTAGATCCAATCAATGCTATCATTGATCCACGCAAGGTCACTGTCAACGGTGATATTACTACCCCCAGCACAGGCACTAGATATTTGATATTAGATGCTATTGGTAGTTTCGATACCAGCAATGGTGATGGACCATCAGCTTGGCACGGTGCAGATGGACAAGATTTAGTAGCTAATGCTAATGATATCATTCAATATAATGGCAGTCATTGGACGGTTTCATTTGACAGCCAGGCCCAAACGAGTTTACAATATGTAAGTAACTTAACGACCACTACTCAATATAAATGGAATGGCGCTCAATGGGTAAAAAGCTGGGAAGGCGAATACAAGGAAGGACTTTGGACACTGGTCATATAGAAGGTGTCGGCACCTTTATCTACGCAACGTCAACTGGACGCTATCTATTCTTATTACGTGATACCAGCAAATACAGTGGAACTTGGGGCTTAGCTGGTGGTAAGATCGACACTGGTGAACACCTCCTAACATCACTGCATAGAGAACTCAATGAAGAACTTGGCTACAATTTCATTGACGTCAAAGTTATCCCCATAGAAAAATTTACCAGTGACAACGGGCACTTTAGTTATAACACTTTCCTAATACCCATTGAAGAAGAATTTACCCCGGTATTAAACTATGAACATCGTGGATATTCGTGGGTGCGTTTAGAAGATCATCCTAAACCCCTACACCCAGGTGTATGGCGGACTATTAATTTTTCAGCTGTGGTAGATAAGATTCGAACTTTAGAAACGGTGTTATAGATCAGTTTCTAAAACAAAGTCTCTATGACTGATCTGGCGGAAGTTTAGGCAATATTTGTGACTTTCTGGAACTGTGCTACGTCCACACGGTGTAACCCAAATGAAGTCAACATCATCATATAGATTAAATAACTCAATCCTATTTGTCACCCATTTATCACTTAATATGTCAACATCAAGAGCATCATAGCCATTGGTGCCAGCATAGACGTTGAAGTTATAGCTTTCACTATCTTGCTCATCAAATCCCAATAGATAGATACGTTTATGTCCATCAAATGCCGCGATATAAGCTGCGGTGGTGCCTGCATCAGCATAGGGATTGTAAGGGATTAGATAAAATTTTCCTGGATATTCTAATAGATGCATAGCATTAGTATAGACTATATTGTTTTTAACGTATTCACTACCAGCTAGTTCTTCAACTATACCATCGCCACCGGCTACTAAAAAGTCTGGAGTAAAGTCTCTGTATAAGGCATTACATCCATAAGTCTGTAGAGTATCTGCACCAAGTAGTCCGCTAAACTTTTTAAGATTTTGTAGATCAAACTCTAATCTTGTAGGACTGTTGCCAACGACTACAGCACGGTTACTGATTTGATTATTGGTAACGGCATTAGGAACAGTTTCTACAGTTTCGTACCAACGTGTCCCTTCCTTCTTGCGTTCAACAATAATGTCTTCGCCGGTGTAGTCCTTGCGATAATTTTTAGCTACTTTTAACATTGATCACCTATTATACTATGAATGTACCAAATACTTTAACATTGGCTTGTACCACTGATGCAGCTATTGTACCTGTGTAGTAAACTTGGACGTTGCCTGCCAGCACGTTTGCACTTAAAACGCCCATAGCATAACCGTTATTTATTACACCGTAGGTGTTGATCCAAGCATTACCTGCACCATCAGTAACTACTTGAGCAGTGTATGATTCTACATTACCTGTAGCACCCGTGCCTCTCTTAGATGAAATTTGGAAAGTAGCACTGGTAAATGTTGTTTGGCTACGAGTAGCGATCACATATGGTGTATTATTAGCGGCAATATTAACTGCTGTCTGTGTATAGACGATGTCTGTACCATTGAGCAAGTTAAAGTCGCCAGCTGTGTCAACACGTGTGCGGATAACCGTACCGCCATCACTAGTGCCTGACCATTGTTCTACACCAGTGTCACTGGTAATAAGTTGATTAAGACCATTACCGTTGGTGAGTGAGCTAACTGTTGCTGTTGTTGCTAATACGCGAACGTCGATCACATCATCTGGTGCTGGTGGTTCTGTAAATGTCATCGTTGTACCGCTTACACTGTAGGCCAGTGTTGGGAACTGCATGACACCGTTAATGCTTACGATCGTAGATGCAGTAGTAGCATTAGCTTGTAAGGTAAATGTTGTATTAGTTCCGTCAACATTACCATATCCACCTGCTGTGTTACCTGAATATTGGCGATCACTGATGACTGTGAACACTGAACCCGCAATATTCCAAGCAGTACCATCATAGAATTCAAGTGAGTTAGTTGTGCTGTTGAAACGTACCATACCTGCTACGTCATTGCCGCCTTGGCTACTTGGTCGTGCAGCAGTTGGACCAACTGGAACCATCATTGACGTCGCACCGCCGACTTTAAATATCGCACCTGGCTGGACTGTTAGATTGCCACCACCAACTATCACTGTTTCTGTTATTCCTGCTACAGTATTACCTGTGGCTCCATATAATACAACATTGCCATTGAAGCTGTTAACTCTGATTGCAGTGCCTTGACCATTTGTAAGATTAATATTTGCGCCATATCCAACAGTTAACGTCTTATTAATTGCAGCACCACCAGCAACAATTACTGCTCCAGTGGTTAATGAGGATGAATCTGTTGTTGAGTTAGCCCAAATAATGCCTGTAGCTTTTACTGTATCTGCGATCACGCCCGATGCGCTTACGTTACCAGTTGTATTAATAAGTCCGCTTGAGTTAACTGCCGCTACTGTTGAAGTTCCGGTTACATTTAATGCTCCAGCGTTGACTGTAGAGGCACTTACGTTTGCTGTGGTATTAATAAATCCACTTGAGTTGATCGCTGCCGCAGTAGTAGTGCTGTTAATTGTTAGGGTATTAAGTATGCCATTTACAGCTAATATGTTACCTGATAAGTTAACACTCGCGCCAGTGAACGCAGTAGCTGCATTACCAATGAACCCAGCCGCCACATTACCAAATGTAGCATCATCTGATGTTACTAGTTGGGCTAATACCGTGGCTGCAACAACATTACCTGTTAGATTGATACTTGCACCAGTAAATGTTGTGCCAGTGTTACCAATAAAGCCTGAAGCAATATTGCCAACAGTAAGATCATCTGCTGTTACAAGCTGAGCCAACACCGTGGCTGCAACAACATTACCTGAAACGTTTAATGAACTACCAGTTATTGATGTAAATGCACCAGTGCTGGCTGTGGCGTTACCAATTGGAGTATTTTGTATACCTGAGCCTACATATAGTGCTCCAGTTATACCGGCACCACCTAGTACCTGTAGCGCACCTGATGTAGCGTTGGTTGCTGGGTTACCATTGACTAGAGATAAGTTACCAGCTTTGATCGGATCCCACACAGTTCCTGCAGAAAAT